CAGGAAATATTACTAATTTAGAAAATGATATGATTGAAATAAAGACTATTGATAAAGACACTATATATATAAATTTTGATTATAAAGGAATCCCAGAAGATTTACCAATTAATTTAATTGAAATAAGAGATAATCCTATTGAACCTATATATGATGATAATTTAGAAGAACGACCTGAAGAAGAATTACAAAACGTTGGTGATGAAAAAGATGAAAAAGATGAAAAAGATGAAAAAGATGAGTTAGAAATAGTAGATATTCAGATGCCAGTAATAAACGCTCGTAACCAACTAAGAGATTTTTTAATTAAAGGCGACCAAATAAAATTTATGGAAGAAGAATTAGGAAAAGTTACGCAGTTCAAAGATGTAGATATAGAAAAAGAGAGATATAGTATTGAGACTCAATTAAATGATTTATTAGAAGATTTGCTTTCAAATATTCCAAATATACAGCGTACAAATAAAGTTTTGAATAATATACATACTGTAATTACACGTTTTAAAGAACTAAGAACACAATTTTCCACCTTTGACCAATATGGAAATATTGAATCAGCTCTGGTATATCAGGCAAATTATAAACCACTGTTAAAATATTTTCAAGATTTTAAACATAATTTATATTGGATTTTACCCGTAGTTAAAAATATTAAAAAGGTATATGACGCAGATATTTCTTCGTCTGAAAATAAATCGAACGATTTTATTAATATTCATTTAAACCAAGATTTACTCGATATAAATAATTTGATAGCTGCATATAAATCAAACGATTATCCTGATGAACAAAACAAATATTCTCAATTATATAGTAGTTTAAACAGTTTTTTTACACCATTTGAAAATATTGATTCAGAAGATAATAATTATTTGATTGATAAAGAAGTTAATACAGATATAAATTGTATAGTTAATAATCTAGAGGATATGTATTCTACTGTCTTCTCACAAAAGAATTTAACATCAAAGAGATTATTGATAGAAAAATATAATTTAGGATTGACTAAATTAGAACTCGATGATGATAAAAAAAATATATTAACTATTCCATTAACTTCATCTGATAATATGACTATATCTTCTATATTAACTCTTCCTGAACCAGCAATTCGTTTTTCAAAAGTAAATTTACCAAACACATCATTAATTGATAAAGCACATTTAAATAATATATTTTTAAATTACTGGGAATTTTTAAAAGAAAACACAAAAATACAAAATATATTTGTAGAAAATGAAAATCAAACAATTCTGTTTAATGATTTGAACTATGCAAATAATATAAAAAATTTTATATTGAATAATAACGAAGTCGACGATGATACATATAAAAAATTTATTCAAACTATAACACCGAAAACTCGTGTTTTATTTAAGTTAATGCAAAAATTTATAAATGATAAGTTATCGTTTGTTGATGTAGTAAGTTATTTAGAGCCTTTTTTGATTTATCCTGATAATATAACATATAAACAATTTGTAGATATTAATGAATTCGTAGAAAGTAAAATATCAGAATTTAATAAAAAATTACTAGAAAGATCGAAATATTTTTATACTATTAAAAATCTGAAAAGTAATCCAATCATTAATAGCATAGCATACCCAATCATATATAATATCAAAAGTAGTACATATCAGGAAGAAGTATTTGATGGTTATGATATCAATATTAGTGAAGAAAATAAGATTAATTATACCAATTCTGAAATTCTTAGAAAATTGATTTTAACTGATAATAATAGATACTATTGTAGCACACTTTCAATACAAACATTACCCTTAATGGTTCCAAACGAATTTAACGAATTATATACTGAAGAAGAAAAAGGTAATAGGAATGATATTAAAAATGATGATAAATGTAATACTTTAAATATTGCCAAATCCTATGTAAACTTAGAGGAATTGAACAGAGATAATAATATAGATATTTTTTACGATAAAAGGTTTGATAAAACGGATTATTCAATTATAGCAGAGTATGAGTCTCAATTAGTAACTATGAAGGCTGAAGTATTTTCAGAATTTTTATCAAAACAAATTCAAAATAAATTAAAATTATCAGAAAGAGATAGTTATTTACTAGTAGAAACACTTCTTACAGGTCATAAAAAGGTACAATCTGGCGATTATGCGTTTATATTAAACGAAAATGGTAATGATACAGATTTCTTTATAAGAAAAGATAATAGTTGGGTATTAGATAAAAATATATCAAAAGAAATGGTAAATATTGATAAAAATGCATCATGTAACTTCAAACTAAGATGTATTGATGAAAATAATAGTTGTGAAACACTTACGACAAATAAGTTCAAATTAAAGGAAGAATTGTTGAAAACGATGACGAATGAATTTGATAATAATTACTTTAAGTTACAAGAAAATTTAAAAGAAACAATCGAAAGAGAATTTGAATATAGAAATAGTATAATTTTGGAATTGAGAAAAATAGAGCTTCAACAACTATTAAGATATAATACACTTAAATATGATATGACTGTAAATTATGATGAACAAAAAGGTGACCAACTTAAATCACCAAATAGTAAGTTACTTTTTTTAATATTATCTCAAGGAGATTTCGTAAAAGTACAATTTGATATTATTAGATTTGTAGAAAAATTTACAAGAGAACCAATTAGAGATGGATTAGGCCCTTTAAATAAAAAAGAGTCTCCTGCGTGGTTATATTGTAAAGAAACGAATTTACATTTAATACCCATATTCAAATATACATTAGCAAAAGAATATATCACTAACCAATATAACTATAATACTAAATTGGAGTTATTAATAAGTGAAATTGGTAAATTAAGTGACGATGGTAATTATTGGATAGACGAAAACTCGGGATGGACGATAAAAAAAATAGAGGACGATATATCAGAAGGATATGAAGATGGGTTTAAAACAGTTACTAGAGCTACTATGGAAGAAAATATAGGCGATAAAATAATTTTGGAAAAAAATATTCGTTATATTACTGAAGAAAGTAGAATAATTGTAAATATAGTAAATACAATTTCTTCTGCGATGGGAATAAACTTAGAAAACCAGAAAGAATTTATTATAAACGCAGTTTCGGATGCGCTTAAAAATACTGTTGAGACAGAAGAAGATTATAAGAAAAAAATAAAAGAAATGGCGAATAAAAATAAAAAAATAATGTCTTATAACGATTTGATAAATTCGTCGATTCTATACTACACTCTTGGTATGATATTAATATCTATACAAACTGCAATTCCATCAGTTAAAAGTAGAAAAACTTATCCAGGTTGTATTAAATCTTTCCATGGTTTCCCATTTGAGGGTTCTGGCGACTTAAGCAGCTTAGAATATATAATATGTATAATAAGCGATATCAAACATTCTGGAGAGCCGTGGTATGTGTTAAAAGGGAAAAAAAGTGAAGTTATTTTTAAAAAAATGAAGCTAGTTATAGAAAGTATTTTATTAAATTTATCAGATGTAAAAACAAAAATAATAGAAAAAACAGAATATTTGTTACTGAATAAAGAAGAACAAATACCACAAGAACATGATGTATCAAAGTGGTTACAATTTTTACCTCCATTGGTCCCGTTTAAAGTCACGAATTTAACTACTCTTTCTAGTGAATTCAAAAATAAGCTACTAAGTGAAATGAAAAGCGGTGCAAAAAGTCAATTTGAAAAAATATTAGTTATTAAAGGTAAAATTATGAAATTTTCACTCGCAGTACAAGAGGCTATAGACGAAATAGTTAAAAAAGAAAGCTTAATAATGTTAAAACAAAACCAAGAACCTTTTTTAGAAAATGCTTGTTGTGCTACAAATGATAAACAAAGGACAATTCAATATTTCATTAAAAAAAATCCTGAAATTACACAATTTAATAAAAATGTGGAATATTTATCGAATTATATGTTAGATATTTATACTTATTCAAAAGGTAATTTATTTTCTACAAATATAAACACCAAAAATATTTATCCAGAAATTACAACTCAATTTAGTGAAGAAATTATTTATAAATCATTCATATATTTCTGTAAATTCAAAACATTATATCCAGTTCCGAGTTATTTAATCCCTCTTTGTAATACCAAACCTGAAGATATATTATTTTCAGGAAACGAAAATATAGGAGAGTTGATTATTAAATTAAAACAAGACGGCAGAAACTATACGTCAGATGGGTTTTTAAGACTAATACAATTAGTATCGAGAGAAAATATTAAATACTATGACACCAATCAAAAATTAATTACATCAGTAACAAAATTAATAGGCGTTTTAGAAATGTTGAATGATAATAATGACGATATAATTGAACCATCATTCAGAGATTTATTAGCAAATAATATTGATACTTATCAAACGGGAAGTGATAGAATAAGTAAAGAAACAAGGGATTTGAATAACTATTTACAAAAATCAAATGAAGATATGAAAAATAATATACGTAATTTTATTATAAAAAATCACTCACAAAAAATAACAAATAATCAAATAAAAAAGGTATTAGATTGTTTACAAAATTTATCTTCCAATTTAAACATAAATGATGATGAAGAAATATATGATGATATATTATATAATAAATTAAACTTTTTAAAAAATTATATCGAAAAATTTCTCTCAGTTTTTCCTAACTTAATACAAAACGAAGTAAATTATAAGAATAATAAAATCGCGGACTATATGAAACTATCTGATTTTCATAAAAAAAAAATAATACAATTAATATCCGAGTATTATAGTAAATTTCAGGTTTTTTATAGTATTCCTGAATTAAGTAAAATTTTAGATGAAGTTCAAAAATTAGGTAAAAATATCATAAAACTTTCAAACATAACTCCTGTTTTCAAAAATTTTAAAAATAAAGATAATATTATTTATCCAATATTGAATCAGCGAACCGGAATTTATTTATTTGAGTTTTACTTCTTGAAATCGCTTCAATTATTTATAGATTTATCTGAAAATAAAAATATGATTGTATTTGAGTTAGAAAAAAAATATACAGAAGTTGATTTATTTACAACAGAATTTCTTGAAGATGTAAACCAAAAAGATGAGTCAATCGAAGCGGTTAATACAATAGACAGCGTAGTTATAAATGGATCACTGAAAAAACTGAAAGAACAAATAGGGAATTTATTAGTGGTATATCTTGAAATATTTTGTGAGCATAATAAAATAACGAATTATTCTTATCAAGATATCCAAAATAATATATTTAAATTAAAAGAAAGAGAGAAAGATATTATCACAGATCGACTGAAATTTATGAGTGACGAGGAACGCGATGCCGATACTATATTAAAAATAAATAAACTAGGTGCTTGGAATAAAGGTCTACAAAAAGGATTGACACAATACTCAAAAGAAAATTATGACGATGACCGCGAATTTAGAAACGAGATGGCAAAAATAGAATCACGTCTAGATAGAGAAGAACCGGTATTAACAGATAGAAATAGAGATATTTTAATAGACGATTTTATTGATGATAGGGAAAACGAACAAATGATTGAATATGAAGAGTATGATATGTCTAATTTAAATACAGATTATTATAATGATTTTGAAGAAGAGGAATAAAAATAATTTAATAGAATATATATAAGATGAATAAAAAATATTTAAAAGATAATCAAACATTGATAGCAATTATTCTATTTGTAGTTATATTTGTATTGATACAAATATGTAAACCCAAGTTTTTATATGATAAAGACGGTAGTATACGCGAATTTGGTATTGGCTATAAAAATAAAACAATTTTTCCGATATGGCTACTTTCTATAATTTTAGGGGTTTTATCTTATTTAGGTGTTATATATTATACACAGTTAATTTAAACCATTTCACTCATAACAAATGGTTTAAATATTAGATAATATTTTGTATTGTATATCATCATAAAGACTGTCATTATATTTAAGTTATGATACAGTATAAACTTGATTAGTTGCCTTATCCCTCTTATCAGCAGCATCTTGTTCTTGGTCCAAGAAATCTTGATAATTCTTCTCCATAGTAGCGCTGGAATAGTTACAACCTTGTGAAGACATTTGTAATTGAACGAGCGAAGTAACTAATATTCCAGTATAAATAAACCACATAATTTCACCCACGTTGTCCCTAGTAACAACTAAATCAAATAATTTTTTTTGTATCTCTTGTCCACCCTCCTCACTTTGATACTGTTTTTTCATTAAAGGTTTCATTATTTTCCAATAATTTATAAAATTTTCAGGAACTATTTGGTTTATTAAGATAGAGTTATTCCCGCAAATTTTAATAATAACACTAGCTACGTCTTGCATGGCTTTTTTATCTTCTTCAGAAGCGTTGGGGTTATTATCCATTTTATCTTGAATATTTTTATCAACTAACAGATCGGTTAATATTTTATTTGCCGACGAATATACAAAAAAATAACCAATTACATCCGAAAATGCACCTTTGAATCCCGGATATAATATTAATACGATAACCACAAGTCCAAACATAAATGTCCATGGTAAAAAAGTAACTAAAGCAGCTAATCCTAAGTTTTCAGTCATTTCCCCCCCGCATTTATCCGTAATATTATAAACGTTAATAAAATATTGTGAAAGTAATACAGCTATTAGATAAATAGCTAAATTGGTATGAGTATCATTATTAAATTTTTTATACTTATCAGGATCAGAAATAATATCTAATTTCAAATAACTTTTTATCGTCATATAATAACCCACCGTAACTATCAAAAACATAACAATATTTATAGAGGAACTCATATAAATAATAAGTATAATTTATTTTAATAAATTACTTATAAAATATATGGATTTCACCTTTTTTCAAGATATACAAAAACCTAGTTTAGTAGAACCAGGTATAAAATATTTTTTAAATAAATCATTAAAAAATTGTCATGAAATAAAAGAAACATATCATAACTATGTCTTTAATATTGGTATGTTATTTCTATTCTTAATTGTAGTGATTGCTATACTATTTTATAAATATAAGGGAAAGCTAACACCTATTCAAAAAAAAGAAAAGGACATAGAAACTCAAAATTATATTTTATCGCGAATAAAAAATTATGAAATATCTAAAAAAAAAGCGAGGGACGAGTTAATAACTGGTTTACCGAACTGGGAAAATGAAGTAAGCGCATATCGTACTAAATTGATTTATTAGTTTATTACTTTAATTAAATAAAAATAAATATAATTAAGTAATATAGATGTCAGAGGAAGATAGTATATCAAATCAGTTAAATAAATATTATAAGTTAAAAGCTAATTATGAGAGTTCAATATCAGATACAAAAAAAAAAATTATACATAATAATAAACTTAGTATGAAAGAAAAAAGGGAAGAATTTAAGAAATATAAACCCAAATGTATAAATTGTAAAAGAATTGGAGGTACTAATTTCACATCTAATATAGAAAAAGGTGAACGGTTAATTCGCGCCATATGTAATATATCAAGTAACCCATGTAATTTAGATATAAAAATAAATTTAGGCTCTTTTTATTTAATTCGCGAATTATTAGACGAAATACAAGAAGATATAAATAAAGTTAAAAATGAAATTATTGAAAATAAAAATAAACAGTTATTCAATTTTATCGACGAGAATACAGTCGTTTCTGTTTTTGATAAACTAAAGAAAGATTTGAATGAAAAATTAATGTTGTTAGAAGAATATACTATTTTTTTTACAGAAGAATTAGATAATAAAGAAGAAAAAGAAGATTATAAAAAAAAATTTGAAAATGCTCAGATTTATATTGCAGAAATAAAAGAATGTATCAAAAAATTCAACGAGACGGATCAAAATAGTTTTATTGAAGATGCAATTAATATATATATCAATAAATTAACCGAGACTAACGAAATATTATCTAGTATAAAATATAAAACAAATTTTGTCTCATATGATAATAATGACAATACTTATCATTTAATACAGCAACAATATAGTATAGAGTCATCACTATTAGAGTTGGTTCCTCCAAAAGTGGAGTCATTTGTATATGGTACTATAAAATATAATAAAACTATCCAAATTGATGAAACCGAATTAACGACTAATCCATACACTATTAAGGATGGTATTATTAATTGGAAAAATAACTCTTATGAAAAAATTTATAATGATTTTAGTAAAGAATTAAAAGAAGTTTTAAAAAATGATCCCGAATGGATGAAGCTTTTTTTAACAAGTTGTTATAATAATCGTAAAAAAGGTAAACCATGTGAATTTATAAATCCTGTAAATTTGATTATTCCTCCCAAAAAAATAAAAGCAAATGGAATAGTTCAATTTGATCTCGGAAATAAAGATTATAATAAGTTTTTTAATCAACTAACCAGTTCTTATCAAGATACTCTGCTTACTTTATTTAGTATTAAAAAAGGTGAAAAAGACTATAGTATGTTTTTGGATACATTAGCAAATTTAATGAGCGATCATTTACATTACGATCGGTTTATTAACAAATACGCGCGAATTTAAATTTTATATGTAAGATATATATATATGTTGTTAAATTATATATCTTTACCAGTTTTTTTAATTAGTTTTGCAATTGGAATATTTCTTACATATATTTTAGGACCTGAAAATAAAATAGTATATGTGTATCCTAGTCCAGAAAATATTGATAAAGTATTATTTAAAGACCAAGCAGATAACTGTTTTTATTTTGAACAACAAGAAGTAAAATGTCCAAACAAATCGTCATTATTATCAAGAATTCCGATACAAAGTACATAAACTAAAATATATACAAATAATAAAGATGGTAAATTTAGGTAAATTTGTTCATTCAAAAACAGGAAAAGTAATGATGTCATTATTACTAGGAATGGGATTGGCTACATTATTTAGACGAATGTGTAAAGATAAAAATTGTATTATTTTCTATGCGCCGCCATTAGACGATATAGAAAAAAAAACATTCAAGGATGGTGAAAAATGTTATAAATTCAATCCTGTTGCGACAAAATGTGATAAAAATAAAAGAACTATTAGATTTGAGGAAGAAAATGCGTAATTATAAAAATCAATCTATCTTTACTATTGTTATGAGCGATACAACTAATATAAACGATTTAGTAACAGATCCGATTATAGGAAATAATCAAGAAAATGTTAATTTAGTAATTAGCGAAAAACAAATGGAGCAAAGTAATGATGTTCAAGATAAACCTCATGGAATAAATTTAGATGATTCTACTATAAGTCAAATAGTTTCAGGTATTCAGAAAGCTAGTAATACAGGAGTGACCCAGCTACCATCACGTGATATTCCTATGAATACTACAAATATTGTAAATGACCCATGTATACAGCCTGGTTATATTCCGCCGACGCAACAAACAAATTATATAGAAACAGATATTACAAATGAAGAAATAATTAATAATTATAATAAAAATAAACAGAAAATGAATACAATAGATGAAATTTATTATGAATATCAAACACCAATATTATTGATTATACTTTATTTCTTATTTCAGTTACCATTTATTAGAAAATTTTTATTTGCTTATTTACCATTTTTATTTAATATGGATGGTAATTTGAACCTAAATGGTAATATATTTAAAAGTGTTTTATTTGGAATTATTTATTATATTTTATTAAAAATATTAGAAACCTTTAGTAAGTTTTAAAGATAATAAATATAAACGGTGCTTTCATTACACCAAGACATCGGTACGCTTATTTTATCAGAATAATTCATTATTTCAGTTGCGATGGATTTTGAACAACATATTATAGATTGGCTCGGAAGTTCATTTTTTATTTTTTGAAATAATTCATCCGTATTTTTTTGTTCAAAACATAAATTACTCCACCAAACAAATACTGGTCGATCAAAATATTTTGATAAGTTTATATTAAAAACATCATCATTCAATAAAATAACTCTATTGGCTAATTTTGATTTTAAGTTTTCTTGAATTTTAATAGCATCATCATGACGTTCTTTTACGATCTCAATTCCCATAACGGTTTTGATTCTTGGTTCGTTTATCATATAAAAACATAATTTACCTCTACCTGATCCGATATCTATAAAATTATTATAAGTCTTCTTATTTTTTTTAAAATAATGTTTAAGCTTATCCATTCCTTCATAGTTCATTTCCCCATAGGTAATATTTGCGTTTTCATATTTATCATGATTATTACTAATATCATATGAACATTTTGGATAAATTTTTTTTAATTTCATATGATAATTTTTACGAGTTCCTCCTATTTTCCAACGTTTTGCTTTTTTAGTTTTCATTATATAATTAAATAATAGATAAAAAATAATGATTTTTACGTAAATAAATGGAATAGTTTTACTATATTTAAATTATGGAAAACTATGTAACAAAGTTAGTAGAAACTCTCTCAATTAAAAAATGTATATCAATTGATTTAATATTAGACGGAGGATTATTTAACGGTAGTTATTTAACGGGAGGGGTATTGTTTTTAAAAGAAATGGAAAAACGTGGAATGATTAAAATAAAAAGAATATCTGGATGTAGTATTGGTGCTTTAACAGGGTTTCTGTTTTATATAGATAAATTAGAACTTATGATAGACCTATATAAACCAATTTATACTTTATTCAAAAAAAAACATACTTTAGATTTGATCACGAAAATAGGAGAAATATTGAAAGACTATATCTCTGACGATATATGTAATATAGTAAATAAACGATTATATATTACCTATTATCATTTATCAAAAAGAAAAAAATATATAAAGTCGATATACTGCGATAAAAATGATATTATAGATAGTATAATTCGATCGTGTTTTATTCCTTATTTGATTAATGGTAATTTTCTTTATCAAAATAAATATATTGATGGTATAAATCCATTTTTATTTAAACCGATAAATGGACGAAAAATATTATATTTAGACCTATTTGGTATAGATAAAATTCAAAATGTTTTTAATATCAAAAATGAGAAAACCAATATTCATAGAATATTATCAGGTATGTTAGAGATTCATAATTTTTTTATTAAAAACCAAAACACTAGTATGTGTAGTTATGTAAACGAATGGACTATTATGAATTATATAATATATCTATTAAAATCATTTATCGAAAAAATAATAATTTATATTGCTTATATATATTCCCAATTTAAAGCGCCTAAAAAATTATTTTTTTTAAAAAAAATAACATATAAAATGTTAAAGAGTTTATTTATATCTCTTTTAGATGAATATTGTGTTTAATACTAGTTTTTCGGTGTTTTTCGTTTTTTTTTTGTTCTTTGCTTACCAAATATTAATTCATTAAGACTTTTTTTTTGTGTTTTTTTAGTTTTTTTAGTTTTATTTTTATTTTTAGTTTTTTTATTATAATTTTTATTTTGATTCAATTTCTCTTTTACAGAATAAGGTTTATAATTCAAAAACCATTCTTCGAATTCTTTAGACGTACGTTTATTTTTTAATTCGTTGAATTTTTTTGATTTATCGGCTCTTATTTCTTCTACGGACGATTGATGCCCATAACAAATAATACTAAATCGTCTTAGTAGACCTTTCTGAGAAAGTCTATTTTTTTTTTGAACTTCAAATAAAAAATTAGCCATACAAAGTAGCTTATCGCGAAAATTTTTATAATAGGGTTTATTTATATAAATAAATGCAAGATAAAAACTTAAAATAGTATCAATTGTTGCAATTCTAATTTTTTCCCCGTTTTCTGGAATTACATTATAACTATGACAACCGATCGGTTCATATAAAAATGCAACGGTATCTTTTCCAATTTTGATTTCAAAATGAACAGGAATTAGTTCACTAATTGGTTCATGTTTCTTGATAGTAATATGGTGAATTCCATTTTCACGAAGTCTTTCTTTTAAAATTTCGGCTGTTTTATTTGCATCTTTTGCGATAACATCAAAATCCGCAAATTTTTCTAACTTACGTTTTAATTTAACCGGCATATATTTAGAATAAAGTGAAATAGCATACCCTCCAAAAAAAACAACGTTTTGATCTATAAACGTTTTTTTAATTATATCAAAAATAATATCTTCTTTATCCTGATTTGACATTTCTCGTTGAAAACTGATATCATAACATTCATCGTTTTTTAATGGATAATTATTATTTAATAGGGTAAGCCGTTTTAACACTTTTTCCCACCTAGAAATATCTCCAGCAGGTCTAGATAACTCTAAATACATAGACATACGTAAAAAATTCGGAGGTGCATACAAAATTCCACCAATTTTAATCGATTCTTTTAAAAGCGAATGAAATAACTCTTTATCCATTTGAGTTATATCTGCAACAGGAATATAATTCACATAAACTTTATATGTACCGTGATGTTGTCCTGCTTTCGCTTCAACATCGTCATATCCTTTTTTATAATATATATCTGCTAACTCTTTTGCATGATTTAAAGCATCATAAGAGAAAAAGTCATAATCGGGTATTTCGACATCTTTATTATAAAATTGGTGTGATTTAGGTAATATATTATTTATAGCAGTTCCACCATAACAAATTAATTTTTTTGATTTCAAAAATTCTTCCACTACATTAATTATTTCTTTAATTTCTGGTGAACTAACGTTTCGTCGAGAAATTTTATCTTCTGCTTTATCTACTGCCATACGTAAAATAGCTAGTTCACATTCACTAAATGATAATTTTTTACAATCATGGTCCTTCATAATATATATTAATATTAATTATAATTAGCCAGTATTTTTTTAACTTCGTTCCCTAATAAGGAAATATTTTTAATATTATGTATTTTTATAAAATTTTTACTTATTTCATCAATTTCATTAGATGTCCACCAAAGTTCCATATTATCAATATTATCAATATTATAATCGTATGGTATAAAAATAACATCTTTAAAAAGACTAAATTTTACAATTTTGCGATTTTTTGGCAATAAAATGTTTTCACTCATATTTCTCTTAAACTAATTATTAACTAAATATTTATTTCCTTTTAATAATTAAAATTATAATAATCAGTACCAACCTTTCGAGTTGCATATGAATAACCTTTCTTTTGAGGCGTTGGATCTTTAATAACAACGGGAACATATCTAAGACGTTGAGGTTTTAAGGCAAACGCATATTGAGATCTATCAAAGAATAATGTATTTTGTTCTAAATAATTATCTACTTGTTGATATCGCATCGCAACCATTTGACATCCATATTCCATACATAAAATACCACTAGGATTAGAAGGATTAGACTTATTATCTGGAAAAACAATTGTCATACCTCTTTTATTGAATTCTGTTAATTCATTTACATCTTGATTATTTGCAACATCTGTATAATGATATGTTCTCATAAATACAGAACCACTCAACATATTTATATATTCTGTTAATTCTTCATTATCTATGAAAGCGGTGTTACTTTTATCAAATATAATAACACATTTATTCATTAACTCTGTTAATGGAACTTTACCCAAATTGTTACCTTGGCTCTCAAAACTATATTGGCTACCTAATAATATACTATTATATTCAGCAAATATACCAGCTAAATTATTAAACATATCTTGATTACTGCTCATACACCGTAAATGAATAATAATCGGATCGCTATAATTTGGTGCAGTTCCATTAGAGAATCCATAATCTTTAATAGTACTCATTACATCGGAAAATTTGACTGAATTAAAAGTTTGTTTTATATAAAAACTATCTGAAGTACTTGTAGCAACTACTGGTTCATTATTAATAGAAAAAATTTCAAAATCTAATGCTCGCACACCTTGTTTTAATACGCTTTTTAAATTACAAACATCTACAAAGTCATTAGTATAATCTCCTCCGGAACACGCATTATATGCAGTTTTAACATAATAGTCATATAAACAACCAGAACAATCTGGATCAGAAGTATTTATAGGTGTAATATATCCATCGATTGAGGGATATAAATTGTCCATTGAACTACATTCAGATGATTTAAGATTTCTAATATAATAAATATAACTCATGATAAAAATTAATATAAAAACAATAAAAAACATAATTATATAAACAATAAAATTTTCGTTGCTTCTTTGAATGTCGCTTAATGTTGAATCAGAATTCATTTTCTTATATATATAATATTTTTAAAATTTATTAATTTAATATCAAATAGATTAAATATTAGTTATATATAATATTATGGCAGGAGGATTACTTAATCTTGTAAGTCAAGGACAACAAAACATTATATTAAATGGAAATCCTAGTAAAACATTTTGGAAAGCAACCTATAAAAAATATACTAATTTTGGAAAACAAAATTTTCGGTTAGATTTTGAAGGCACCCCTACACTAAACTTAACAACAGAATCTACATATACCTTTAAAGTAAAAAGATATGCCGATTTACTAATGGATACATATTTATCATTTACACTACCAAATATATGGAGTCCGATATATCCTCCAAGAACTGTAGTAGAAAATGATGGAAGAACAGTTTATACGGATTGGGCGCCCTATGATTTTAAATGGATACAAAATATAGGAGCACTTTTAATAAATAAAATAACAATTACATGTGGTAATCAAAAATTACAAGAATATTCAGGACAATATCTATTATCAGCAGTACAACGTGATTTTGGTGGACAAAAGTTGGATTTATTTAATGAAATGATTGGTCAAGTACCAGAATTAACAGATCCTGCAAATTCGGGTCCATATATAAATACATATCCAAGTGCTTATCATACAACAAATCCGGCAGGAGCACAGCCTTCAATTAATGGACGTGTTTTATATATACCTTTGAATAATTGGTTTGGTTTGAAAAGTCAAATGGCTTTTCCGTTAGTTGCATTACAATATAATGAATTAGTAATTACGATTACTTTAAAACCAATTAATCAGTTATTACAGATAAGAGATGTATTTGATTATCAAAATAATTTTCCGTATATAGCACCAAACTTCAATCAATTTTACCAACAGATGTATCGATTTTTACAAACACCTCCGGACTATGATCTTTCTCCAAATTCTTATGTAGACCAACGTTCAGTATGGAATGCAGATATAAATTTAAATTGTACTTATTGTTTTCTTTCAAATGACGAGTCTACTTTATTTGCTAAAAATACACAAAATTATTTATTTAAACAAGTATATGAAAAAACATTTAATAATGTTACAGGATCAAATAAAGTAGATTTAGATTCATTAGGAATGGTTTCCAGTTGGATGTTCTTTTTTAGAAGAAGTGATGCAAACTTAAGAAATGAATGGTGTAACTATACAAATTGGCCATATAATTATTTACCTGGTCCAGCAGAAAGTGCTCCTGTTTTAGGACCATTTCAAAACCCCAATATTTTGGGTGGAAATGCGAATATAGGACCTGGATCGTCTCCACAGGGGGAATTAACTGGTTTATTTATTTCTGGTGTATATAATCCCCAAAATATTAAACAAATTTTGATGACTATGGCTATTTTACTCGATGGAGATTATAGAGAAAATACTCTTCCATCTGAAGTATTCAATTATGTAGAAAAATATGTAAGAACAGGAGGGTTTGCACCGGACGGGCTATATTGTTATAATTTCTGTTTGGATACTTCTCCGTTCAACTTGCAACCTTCTGGAGCTATGAATATGAGTAGATTTACAAATATACAGTTAGAGTTTACTACGATTACACCGCCTATTGATCCATATGCACAAACATTAAATATTTGTGATGAGGAATCCGGGGATATAATTGGAATTAATAAACCAACTTGGCGTTTATATGATTATAATTTTGATTTAATTCTTTTTGAAGAACGTATTAATACAGTAACTTTTGTAGGCGGTAATGCCGGTTTAATGTATGCTACTTAATAAGTTACGTCAAATAAGAATTGGAAGCTAATGGTCCATCATCTTTAAAGTCCCCACTTAATGAATATCTTGATGGATATTCTGGTTCATCTTTCATATGTTTAATTTTATAATATTTATCAAATTCTTTTTTACTATCGTTAAACCCGACCAGCCACGAGTTATCAACAGATAAAGATGGTGTTTTTGATAATTTATTATCTGTTATAATTCGTGATTTCATACCATAATCAGACGTTAATGATGAATATTGAGGAGTTTGACTAAATGTTAACTTTCCGGCATCGTCATTTGGCGGAACTGATTTAGATGGTTTAGTGTTTTTTGTAGTTTTAGGTTGACAACCTGGACAATCAATATCTGCAGTACACTGTTGTCCAGTTATAGAACATCTAGCAGGAGGTCCGCAAAAATTTTTACAACTAGTAGTAGTAGTTAATGGTGTATTTACTGTATGGTTGTATAATTCTGAATTACTATCAAATGCTTCTTTGATATAATTATATTTAACTAGAAAATTTATCCAATAAAATAAGCCGATCAATAATATAAAACTAAAAATAGCTAAAAATACTATGAAGTAGTTTCTATTATGCTTATCAAATATTTTTTGCATATATTATATCATAAGACAAAATATAAATAAATATAAAATTATTTAGTTTAATTAAAGTGAAATAATTTTATAATGATAAATTATAGATTATGTCAGATTCATCAGATTCCTCCAAAATAATAAAATTTATAATATATACTATAATTTTAATATTAATTGTATTAATATATTTTACATTAGGTGGGTCGGTTCTATATGCATGTAAAGTAGCACAATCAAATATTCTACCAACAGAAGAAAATTGTAAACCTTTTACTAGTACAGAACCAAACATAGAAAGCATATTTACAAATATATTTGTAACCGCAACCGATCCTCCATTATCTGAAAAATTAAAATTCCCATATGAAGGCGCCAATACAAAAAATTTATTATTAGATATGTTTCGCGAATACAAAAGTGGTTCTAAAACAAATTATCTAGTAAATTATATTGTCGCTTTGATGGAAGGATTAGTAAGCTTTGATTATTTATCGCTGAATACAATTTTTAATTTCATCAATTTTTTACCAGAAACATTAATTCTTTTTACCGGGCCAATTATTTTATTAATCGTTTTTATTGTGTTATTAATAATCAATTGTGTATATTTAATTTATTTATGGTTTGCAAATATGACATGGTTTTTTAAAATAAATAAAAATAATGATCCGAATAAACCGGCTGACTGGGACACTGTGACTTTATGGGACCCATTACTATTTTTAGGACGTTGTATCATGATGTTTGTATTTATCATATTATTTATAATATTACTTATTTTTGCATGGGGATTTTTACCACTAATATCAGTTATATTTACTATAATGACTATGTTTACATATGAAGCAAAAGATAAAGACGATAAATCTACAGGACTAATAAATATTCTGGCGAAATTTTTCAAGTTTTATAAAGTAACAATTACTTCTACCATTTGTATTTTAGTTATTTTAAGTAGTTTTGCGAACCTTGAGTTAACTTATGCATTAGCAGTACTAGTTGCAGCTGTTATGGTATTTTTTGGAGTAGTAGCAACTACATTATTTAAAGAAATTCATCCAACAGATATTACCCCACTGGTAAGTAATAATCAGGCAAATAAAACATGTGCATTCAAACCTAAAACGTCTGGAGGCGGATTTTTCGGAGGAACAAATATTACAGCAGATATAAAAAAAGCCGGGAAAAAACTTATTAACTTACAGGATTAAATATTTTCACTCTTTTCATTATGAATTTATATATTTGACAATTTAAATCATTCAATCATATAAATAATTTAAACAAAAACTCATTAACTTATTATGGGAAATAAGAAAAAGGGTAAAAAATCATCAGAAAATACGAACAAATCCAAATTGCCATTTGTAAGTGTGTTAACACCTACATTCAACCGTCGACCATTTATACCAACTATGATCAAATGCTTTCTTCATCAAACATATCCAAAAGAATGTATAGAGTGGTTAATTATTGATGACGGAACAGATAAAATTGAAGAATTAGTTACGCATATACCTCAAGTAAAATATTTTAAATATGATGAAAAAATGACACTTGGAAAAAAAAGAAACTTATTACATAAAAAATCAAAAGGCGATATTATTATTTATATGGATGATGATGATTTTTATCCACCTGAGAGAATATCATATGCGGTTGACGAATTACAAAAAAATCCAAATATATTATGTGCAGGCTCATCTATAATGCATATTTATTTTAAACATATCAATAAAATGTATCGATTTGGACCATATGGTGAAAATCATGCTACTGCGGCAACTTTTGCTTTTAAAAGACAGCTTCTAAATGAAACAACATTTAGTGACGAAGCGTCGTTAGCAGAAGAAAAATTATTTTTAAAAGGATTTACAATTCCTATGATTCAACTTGATAGTAAAAAAACTATTCTAGTTTTCTCTCATAATCATAATTCATTTGATAAAAAACAGTTGTTATATCAAAATCCTGGAAATAATAGATTTATAAATGAAACAAGTCTCACTGTAACAGATTTTATTAAAGACGAAGAAATATTACATTTTTTTACTGACGAAATAGATAATTTATTGAAAAATTATATTCCTGGAGAACCATTCAATAAACCGGATGTTATAAAACAGATGAATGATATTCATAAAAAAAGGCAAGAAAGAAACGAATCTATAACACAATTTAAAAATCAAAGTACACAATCTAAACTAGACCAAATGACTCTTTTATCACAAGAATTAACAATCGAAAATAATAATCTTAAAAATAAAGTAACATATTTGGAAAAAAAGATTTCACAATTAATTCAGGAAAAAATTCAGGAAAAAATTCAGGAAAAAAAGGCAATCGCTACTAAATAATATTAAATCATTAAATCATTTAAAGATATACGACTATTAATAATTATCATCTTATATAATCTAGAATTATGGAAGGTACTGAACAATTTGATCCTAACGGAATAAATGATATTGAAAAAGATATTACAGATATGAGAGATTATGATAGTGGATATTGTAAGATAATCCGTAAGAAATTAAATAAAAGAGGTATTTTGAAAAACACCGCTATAAAGGTATACGTAACCGGAGGAGTTGGTTGTAAAATAAGAGATGCAGAATCAGGTTATTATTATAATGATTTTGTAGGAACCAAAAATGAAACTAAATATTTTAAGGTATCCTTTTCAACGGGTGAACTAAATAGTAAAAATGATATGAATACACTTTTTTATATTTCCCCTCGTTCTTATGAAAATCATATGGGTACAAATTTAGATGAAGAAATCATTACTAGATGGAATAATCGCGAGTTACCTAAGAGTTAATATAATAGTCTTCTTTAGACATCCATATATTTTTCGCAATATCTGCCATTTTATACTCTTCGATACAGGGAATAAGAACAACTTCCACAATTGAAAAAAACCGTACTTTTTTTTTAGTATGACTGAGTTTAGTGCTATTTTTATTTTTAAATTCTTCTGTTTGATACATACATATATATATTATTTAATTTCTATATATATTTATCAAATACTTATAATAATAACGTTATACGAAATGATATAAAATGTTATTGATATGTTAATTATATATTACAAATGCTACATTCTACATGGTTTGTATTAATGATATCTTTTATAGTAAGTAAAAAACTATTTTTAACAAAGATATTTACCACTATTCCGTATAGATGTTTCTATGAAAAAAATGATACTACAGGCTATGATAACAGAGAGATAAATTATTATGAAGGTAATATAGATGATATAGGTAGATATATTACAAATTATAATATATTTAAAATACTTCAAGATAATAAAATATCAGAAGTAATAAAAATACAACTATTGAATAATAATTATATCACTATTGGTAATATCAGTAAAAATATTTTAGATAATACTGATTTTGAAGAAAGTGATTTTTTATAAATTATCTAATTCATAATCTTCATCTTGATCAATTATTGTTTCAGATGTACCAATCGCATTTTCTTGGGTGTATTTTTCTATATAACGATAAATACGATTTATTTCTAATTTACCAATTTCATATTTTTCAATCAAATAATTAATATCATCATGACTGTTATCTGATTTTAATTTATAAAAATAACCTATCAGATCCCTTTTATCCATATTTAATTTTTGACATAACTTTTGAATAAATTGTAAATTATTGTATTCGGTAGAATATTTTGTTAAAACTTTTGTAAATCTCACATTTGTTATTCTTTTGGTAATATTTTGTTCTTTTTTAAATAAATGAAATAGATAATTATTATAAAAAGTTTTAACTAAAGAGCTCATTTCATTAAATTGCCATATTTGATTTTGAAATGTTATTCTATCAATATAATCAGCAAAACATATATTTTTCAATTGTAATAAATAAAATGGTAATGACTGTGTTATAGGTATTTTTTCTAATACATCAATAATATTCTCATGCCATAATAAAGCAATACTAGTTCTATCAGTTTCATTTATCAAACTTGCGTGTTGATCTAAAGAAAAATGGTTATCAAATAATGTACCCGTAGTTTTTTTCGTATCTTCGTTATAATTTTTTTGTTCAATCAATTGAGTATTATATAAAAAATCCGGATTTTTTTTATAAATTTTAATTAAATTTGTTAATCTTCTTAAATCCCCTTGTATATAATAAACTATATTACTAGGTATAATCTCCATTTGCATAGTATTTCTTAAGATATCTACTATTTGTGAGTCTATCGGCGTCTTAAGTTCAAATGAATTACACACCTTGACTAACTCCTTGATTTTTTTATCAAATTTATAGTTACTTATACATATAATTGGATTCAAAGAAACACTTTCTTTTTTTTGTTTCTTGGTCTTTTTAGGTCTAATTAATTTTATGAGCGAATTTATACCACCTTTATCTCCATTATTCATTCCATCAATTTCGTCCATTACAATTACTTTTTTTTTCTTATTTTTATTAAACATACTTAGCACGTTTTGTCTAGACATATTATGTTTGGTAATATCATCTATTACAGATGTATTGCGGATATCACCAGCATCAAATTTAATAATATCATAATTCATCTCTTTCAAAATATTCATTATAAAAAAAGTTTTACCTGTTCCTGGATTTCCATAAATATATATACCATTTTTCATATTGACGTCATTTCTATTTTGATCAAAATTAATTAATAATTCTTTTATCTCATTTGCAATTTTTTCTCTGTTTAATATTTTATTTAAATTTATTTTTTCCATCTTATATGTTTAGAGATGTTTTTTTTATGTCGATTTTGACACAAACCTTCTTTATGCCAAAAATTAGTAAGCTTTTCCTTACATCTATCAGAACTGTTTTCAATACAATAATCTAGTAAGAAGTATGAATAATTTGAATATATTTTATTTTTATAATAATATTTTTTTTTAGCAATCCATTTTTTATTGTTTTCACTCATATGTGTCGAAAAAATAAAATCATTATCCATACGAATAATATTTCTTATAAAACTATCGTAATTGATAATTAATTTATTTATATAAATATGATAATCAATATAATATTTTTTATTCAAAAATACGAGATGTTTACACGGAATATAATAAAAAATTTCCCGAATCAATTCATCAGGTAATTTTTCAATACTTTCAAATATATCAGACTTATGTGTGGATAATTCATTCATTATATAATAGCAAATAAATTAATCAGAATCGGAATTACATGGATTCTTAATTCCATAAGTAATACCATCCCAAGATATATTACAGTTAGTTGCCCAGGTATATTTAGAACATTTACCTTGTGTTCCCTGAAACACTTCATTATTAAAATTCATAGAGTTTTGACCACAGGACCCTAATTTTTTAACATTTATACATTTTTGATTTTTACCATATCCAATACTTTTCCACCAATCAGGACAATCCGGTGTTTGTGGAGGCCAATCAATATCCTTATTGGTGTTATATAATATAATACAAACAATTAATGTTACTAAAATAAAACATCCAACTGCTGAAGCAATAATTGATTTCTGCAAACTACCTAATTTCATATATATATTCTTCATATTTAATTGTTCTAAATATGAAGGAACTATAATTTAACCATTACATGGATTTGGAACTCCGTATGTTATTCCATCCCATGCTACTTTACATTTATGCGCCCATTTATATTTATTACATGTTCCATTATCACCTGTATATTTTCTAGTAGTAAAATTAGCAGGACCTTTACATGATCCCATTTTTTTTGGATTATGACAACGTGCAAAGTTTCCTGAACCATCACTTGTCCACCAATCAGGGCATACTGGAACTTCTGGCGGCCATGTTTTAGAATCTTTTCCATAAGATAAAGCAATTGCTATCATAATTAAAAATAAAATTAATATTCCAACTGCTATCATTAAAGTTGTTTTTTGAAATCCTCCTAGTGCCATATTATATAAATTATTTATATTTTTTTTTTGTATAACTAATATAAAATGAATAATAACAATGGAAGAGTAAATATAAAATCACTAGACACAAATAAATTATTCAATATGTATGATAAGATCCCTGCAAGCCAGTGTGTAACTTTTAGAAATGCTACAGATGGTATTTGGAACGAAACGAGTCTGTCGAGTGCCTTTTTTTCAGTTGAAAATATACGTATATTACAAAATGGAATTAGAGCAGGAGTTTACGAAAGATCAAATAAACAATACATAGTAGGAGAACAAGACTGTGATGCACTTAAAGTAGTAATGAGAAGTGTATTTTTACAGCATTCAGCAAATCAACCATCTCATATTACTCAACAGATTGTGGAACTTAATAAAATTGTATTAGACTATTGCATACAACAAGTATATGGAGAGGCGCAAGGATATTTAAAGTATATGCATGATGCTAGTACTTTAGTTGTGCCAATTGCCCACCCAGTCATGGCCGATAATACGGATCGACAATTAGAATTTAAAAGATGGTTCTAAACAAATACTTAAAATTATAATTTATATAATATATAATTTTAATGGATAAAATTGTATTGATTTGCGCTACAGGTCGATCCGGCTCGACAACATTACAACGTATTATAAATACAATTCCAAATACTAATATTTGTGGCGAAAATATGGGAGCAATTAATAGTTTATTAGAATGTTATCGTCGATTGAAAATTACTACACGCGACTATGTACCAGGTCATTTAAATCCAGTTTCTTACGAACAAATCATAAATGCCAACGTAAAACCGTCGTGGTATAATTCATATCGTCTAGATGATATCACACGAATGATTAAAATGCTTATTATTAAACTATTCAAAAAATCTGATAAAATATCTGTATGGGGATTTAAGGAAATTCGTTATGACGGATTGAATGGTAATCATATTGAATATATGAATGAATTCCTAGAGTTATTCCCTCAAACTAAAATAATAATTCAAATACGTGAAAATATAAAACAGCAATCACAGAGTGATTGGTTTGCAAAGGATAATTCTTCTCTCAACTATTTAAAAAAAAATAATAAACGAATGTATGATTTTTATAACCAACATAAATCATTTTGTTTCTTTACTACTTTTGAAAAAATGTTTGATATGAGAAACTTGAGAGAAATATTTAAGTTTATACAATGTGAAAAAGAATTTAATGAAGAAATAATTAAAAAGGTACTTGAAAACAATATAAAAGATTAATTTACACCTTTGAATAATTACACATAAGGAAGATGAGTATCAAGTGAGTCAAACTCTATATATTTTTCAATTGGTATAATAGTATTATTCTTTTGATTCGTTCTATTTGTCCATTTTTTAAATGAATAGATATATTTTAGTATTTCAGTTATATCTATCCATTTTTGGTTATTGATTTTATTTCTATTGCCATTTTTTATGTATTTTAAAAAAAATTTTATTTTATATGCACTTATACCCATAGTTTATAAAGTTATAATAAACTTACGGAACAATTTTTAATTTCTTTTTTATTATTTTAGTCTTTTTAATAGAGATATCTTCGCAACTTCGTTGACGGTCTTCTTGATATATATTAAATTGTTTTAGTAGTTCGCTAAGTTCTTCCAACCACATATTTTGAATTGTTTTTGATTGAATCAAATCTAGCTCCTCTGCTTTTTTATCGTGCTCGGTAGATAGTTTATTTATATTTTCTTCTGTAACACTGTCCATGCTCATCTTTACCAAATATTTAAACTCTATATCATCGTTTATAATAGAGTATTTTTTATCGTTCAACAACTTAATCACCTCTTCTTTTTTCTTCTTTCTCAAATCAATTGTATCATTCAATATTTCACGAATATATTTTACTTTATTTTGTAACACTAATAATTCTTTTGTCAATTGATTCACTAAATAGTCTTTTCGTTTATGATATATATTTAATCGAGTTTCATAATAATCATCAATAATATCTGGAATAGAATCATATTTATGTAATTTTTCTTGTGCATTAAATAAGTGCATATTTGTAGTATTAAGTGTTGTGTATAACTTCAATAGTTTTTCTACTCCATTACAATTATTTTCTCCTATTTGACTTTCTAATTCAGATAATTTACCTTTTGCTAAGTGTATAATAAAATCGATTGTTGTATCTTTGCTCATATCATCATAATCTTTTATAAATGATTGTTTCTTTTTACCATCTTTACCAATATCTGGTTCTATCAACTTTTCTAGTAATTCTTTAAAATCTTCTGTCCAAAATCCAATCGGAAGTTCACTTACACGAATTTTATCTTCACTAATCTTTTCATACTTTCCTTTTACTAAGAATTTCGTGTCTAAAATTTTTCTAATTTCGCCTCGAAAGTTTTCATAATAAGGAATAAAGTCTATTTTATTTTCATTTCCTTGTAATTTATTTTGTAAATACTGAATAATATCTATTGGATTATAAGAAAGTACTTCTGTACTGAATCCTGTGCCAATTCCTTTGGATCCATTCACTAAAATCATCGGAATAATAGGACAATAATAAAGAGGTTCTACTAGTAATCCATCGTCGTTCAAATATGTTAGTACATTATCATCTGCAGACGGGAAAATAGTACGTGTCATAGAATTTAATTGTGTAAATATATATCTCTCAGAAGCGGAGTCCTTACCGCCTTGTAACCGAGTACCAAACTGACCATTTGGCATTAATAAATTAATATTATTAGATCCAACAAAATTCTGTGCCATACCAACAATTGCACCATTCAAACTAGCTTCTCCGTGATGATATCCTGAATGTTCAGAAACATAACCACTAAATTGAGCAACCTTTATTTCACTAATTAAATTTTTTTTGAATGCAGAATATAAAATCTTTCGTAAACTAATTTTTAATCCATCCATAATATTCGGAATACTACGATCACAATCATATTTCGAAAAATGAATAAACTCGCGATCAATAAATTCATCATAAGACACCATTTCTTTCGTGGTATCTAAATAAGATTTACGATCATAATGAGAAAGCCAAACTTTACGATCATCTGCACGCTTTTTATTAAACACCATATCAATTGAATTTTCGCTTTTTTTCCCTTCAAATTCGAATCCGACAATTTTTTTCTTTTGAAAATATTCTTTAAATTCTTTCCCAGTACTTGTACCAAGACCCTTAAAATATTTTATCTTCCATCCAGAAGAATCATTTGTTTCTTTCCATAACTCATATTCTCCATCATTATAAAATTCCAATTCGTTATTACCTTTTCGTGCCTTGAGAATAGGAGTGTTCATAAATCCAATAAATCCTGGTATTTCGATTAAAGATGACCATTCAGAATGAAATAAATTAATTCCTAATCCTTTTATATGACTACCGTCTAAATCCTGATCTGTCATAAATAACACTTTACCATATCGTAGACTACTATAGACGTGATCCAAATCTTTATACGTTTTACCTGTTTCAAGACCTAATATTTTTTTTATTTCTGTAATTTCTTTATTTTCGTTAATTTTTTTATTTGTTTCTCCACGAACATTCAGTATTTTACCTTTCATCGGGTAAACACCAATAATATTTCTGTCTTCCGAAGAAAGACCAGATATAATGCCTGCTTTTGCTGAATCTCCTTCACAAAAGATAATCATACAATTTTTTGACTTATCGGTTCCTGCCCAATTAGCATCTGTTAATTTAGGTATTCCTCGAATATTTTTACTTTTATTACCATCTGTTTTCTTTGCAGCTTTAGTTTCTTTTATTTCGGTTATTGCACAAGCACTATCCATAACCCCCATTTTAGCTATTTTTTCAATAAATTTATCACTTATCTCACACTTAGATCCAAATTTTTGACTAGGCGTATTCATATAATCTTTCGTTTGACTATCAAATGATGGATTTTCAATATCACATCTTAAAAATAAGATAAGTTGTTCTTTAATAGAGGTAGTATTTACCTTTACCTTTTTCTTTTTTTCAATATATTCAACCAATTTTCTTGTAATTTGATTTAATAAATATTCAACATGCTTACCTCCTTTTGCGGTATGTATACCATTTACAAACGATATTTGTAAGAATTCGTTTGCGGGTGAAATAGCTACTGCATATTCCCATCGTTCATTAAATTCTTCATAAACGCGCGAAGTTTCTTCTTTTTTACCAATATATAAATCAATATATTGTTGAAAACTTTTAATAGGGATAATATTATCATTATATTTAACCTTTATAGTCTTATTGGTAATGGCAGTAATATCATATACTCTTTTTTTAAGTAAAGATATAAAATCAGGTGTCAAATTATCAATACCATATCGAGAATAATCTGGTTTAAATACAATTTTAGTGTACGGTTTCGTTTTACATTTGGTAATAGAAGGTTTTTTAATTTCATTCAAATTATTTAAGAACTCTTGTTTATACTTTAAACCACGTGTATGATCTACAGTTTCAATATATCCATAACTTGACCAAATCAAAACCAATTTGAACCCAAATCCATTTTTACCACCAACAATTTTTTTTTCAGTTTTGTCATAATTTGTAGATGTTCTTAGATGTCCAAAAATCATTTCAGGAATCCATATTTTATGCTCCGGGTGTTCAGCAACATCAATTCCATTTCCATCATTTATCATGGTTATTGTCCCATCATCTGAAATATTTATAGTTATATAAGTAACTGGTAAGCAATTATCTTGTTTATTGACAATTGCTTGAGACATACGAATTACATGATCTCGACAATTTACAATTCCTTCATCAAATAATTTAAATAATCCAGGAATAAATTCTATATTTTTTTTAATAATTTTATCTTCCGCGTATACCCATTCTTCTGAATCGATTTTTTCAATTGATCCAATATAAGTATCCGGGTTATCTAATATATGTTGTTTATCAGTTTTCTGCTGATATTTTGTAGCTAGTTGATTATTTACGGAAGTCATATTATTATTATTATGATTATAAGTAATATTTTAAATAGTTTCAATTTTAAAATAAATATTATTTATATATATTATAACTTTTATGTCGTCATTTGGATTAAGTAGTAAACTGAATAGATATAAAAATGGTACGATTGTGAATATAATAGAACCAGAAGGTCCTGCCAATTGGAAATTAAATCAAAACTTTCATACTAACCGTGCAAATATTTCTAATAATATGAGGCGTTCACAACGTTTAAATCTAGGTGGAAATGGACAACGCGTAAATTATGTTTCTAGATGGGGAGGTATAACACAGTTCGGTAATTTTTATTTAGGACAACCTTTGAATTTGAATTACTTAGGAAGAATGGAAGGTCAACCCGGTGGTGGTGGATCTCCTCCAACAAATAAATTTAACTAGTATTTACGTTTATTATATTAGGTAATTTAGCATAATATTATTTTATTTTCTCGATATAATTTATAATGGGAAAAACTAAGTTTTCTAGAAAAAACGGTAAAGTCCATGTACATGGACATAAATATGAACAATTAGAAGGTACTCGCGCTCAAGTTTGGCATGGAACTGCATTCAAAACATCTGGTGATCTAACAAAAAAAAATCTTATGCAAAATAAACATGGCAGAATTGTTTCCAGAAAATTACACACTAGAGCAAAACGAGAAAAACGTTTAGAAAAAGCCGGATACAAAACAAAGAAAGGAGAATTTGGTTCGTTCAAAATAAATGGTAAAAAACATCGTAAACATAGTAAAAAACATCGTAAACATAGTAAAAAACATCGTGGAGGTATGTCAGGATTAAACCCTTCGCCATATGACGGCAAAGGTGTTAGTACAAGTGGGGGAAACTTACAATTAGTTGCAACTAATTATTAATTTATCTAATGGTATAAATTTTTCGTAAACAATTATATCTGTGAATTTATAAGCAATATATTTTTCAAAATAGCGTTTACTTACTATTGGTTTATTTTGCTGACAACCCTGTTTTTCATAAAAAATATAAATATCATCAAATGATAATAGTGTTAAATCAATATTTTTTTTATATGATTCTATAAATTCTAATAATATTTCATTAATATCTTTTATTTTATCCCATGAAGTAAATGATATATTTACGATATACTTATCATCTAAAATAATTAAATCCGGAAAAAAATGTTTAAGAATATTAATTACATTTTCTTCAGTAATAGATTTATTTTCTTTATTAGATTTAGACCATATTTTATAAAAAGTACATATTTCATCAACTTCGATCTCGTCGTCAAAATAATTTACTAAGCTTTCTCTCATACTTTCATCCCAAAATCTTAAAAAATCATTTTGTTTAGGAAGAAATTTGCTGGTAACTCCTATAAACATATCAGTTTTTTCGTCAAAACTATATTTATTTCTTAATATTTGTTTTAGGGTTGTTGAATAAATTATATTATATAAGTTATTTTCTTGTAAGTATTCTTTCCATAAAAAATGACAATCTTTCCAAGACATTTGTAATGTATCAGATCTACTAATAAAATTATCACAAAAATCAGATACGATTTTTTCTTCTTTTTGCGTCTTTAGAAAAAGAGTATATTGTTTTAAATTATCTTCTAATTTTGAATCTATAAATAATTCGGACGACTTATGTATTTTGGAATAATGACAAGCCACACAAAGAAAATTTAGACCAATTGTTTTTAATGTCTCTTTCCATAAACTATTAGAGTAACTCTGATTAATCTTGATAAGTCGATAATTATCATATGAATTATTTTCATGGTATTTTGTAACAAATTGCGAACTAATATTTGTTATTCCAAGACAACTATTAGAAATATCTTCAATTTCTATAATCATTTTTTTGATTTGTGGTGATACTAAATATATTAGCTGTGTTTTTTTTAATAACACATCTCCGACGAGGGTTAAAAAAAATTTGGCATAATTCTTAGTTTCAAATATAGAAGGATATATATATTTTATAATTTTTTGGATAGTTTCAGACTCTGGTTTACAATCTAATAAATTTCGCTCTTTTATTTTCTTATGAATGATTGTTTTCGTTTTTTCCTTCCATTCTATTATTGTCTTATCTTTTGTAATACTAGATAATAACATATGAATGATATGATCTTCTTTAATAATTCTATAATCTTTACTATCATATTCAAAAAAAAATCCATTACCTGGTAAATAATAGAATAAATTTTGTTGAAGAAAAACTTGAACAAATATAGTTTGAGCCTTTGTTAATAGTTCATTTTTTATAATTTTATCTTTTTGAGCGATATCTTCTTGTGATAGTTGACTAGGTAAATATTTAGTTAGATAGTATTGTAATTTATCTAAAACAAAATCATTTCCTTTATATTTATCATATAAATCTTCAACTGTATCTATTAATAATTGTTTATTATTCATAATATAATTTAAGGTAATTTATATTTAATTTATTTTTACTATATATATATGAATTTAAGATATGTACCAAAAAAATTATCAAAAAATGATAAAAAAAAACAAATAAAGATGATAAAAAAATCAAAAAAAATGTATAAAAAAGGACAATATCAAACTAGAAAAAAACTTATTTCTTTTCAATCAAAGGAATCGTCTCATATTAAAAATGCAAAAAAAATATATAAAGTAAAAAAAATTGGAGCAACTGCAGAATTGGCAAAAAAAACAGGATGTAGTAAAAAAACACTAAGAAATATTATTAAAAAAGGCCAAGGTGCTTATTATTCTTCGGGATCAAGACCTAATCAAACTAGCCATTCATGGGGAATTGCACGTTTAGCTAGTACAATTACATCAGGTAAAGCAGCGGCAGTAGATTTTAATATGCTGAAAGAGGGTTGTAATAATAAAAGTAAAGCGCTATTATTAGCAAAAAAGGCAAAAAAAAAACATGGACATGGAACAAGAAAGGTTCCGAAAATTAAAAAATAATTGCGTTATAATCTTTAAAAACATAAGTATTTAAAGATTTATCTAGAAAAAAATAAATATAATGGCTTCTTTTTCTAATTCAAACGAAACAACAAATGTTTTGACAATTAAAACAGTTCAAATCGCTCCTTTTAGAACGTTAATGACTGCATTAAAAGATATATTACTAGAAACAAATATAACATTTCAACCAGATGGAATACGAATTATTAATATGGATAAGTCTCATACTATATTAGCACATTTGATGTTACAGGCAGAAAATTTCGAATTTTACGAATGTAAAAAAGAAAAAATAATAATAGGGGTCAATATGTTTCATTTATTCAAACTAATTAATTCAATCGATAATGATGACACCTTAACTATGTATATTGAAGAAGGTGATTATGTAGATGGTATTGTTTCACATCTAGCATTAAAATTTGAAAATGGTGAAATTAAGCAGTGTAAGACGCAAAAATTAAGATTGATTGAACCAGAGATGGAAGAACTTAAATATCCAGATGTCAAGTTTTCTTCTATTATCAATTTACCATCTTCGGATTTCCAAAAAATTATTCGTGATTTATCATGTATATCTGATAAATTAGAAATAAAATCAGTAGGAAATGAATTAATTTTCAAATGTTCAGGACAATTTGCTTCCGCAGAAATTCATAGAGCAGAATCAGACGGAAGTATGGGATTTGTTTTAAAACAAGATAATACTAAAATAATACAAGGTGAATTTTCACTCAAAAATTTAGGTTATTTTATAAAATGTACAAATTTATGTTCACAAATTGAAGTTTATTTAGAAAATGATTTACCTTTAGTAGTAAAGTATGATGTAGCGTCTCTAGGAAGTATCAAATTATGTTTAGCTCCTCTACCTACATAATAATTTCGTTACTTTAAATAATAAATAAAATATATTCTTTTATATTAGTATGGCATTTACAAGATTTAAATATGATGATTGTAGAACAGTTAAAAGTTTACAACAAGCAATCCGGGAAAATGGATTTTAGATGTTCCGGGTAATGGTCCAAACCCTTGTTATATTGAAGATCCTCATATTCGTATTCAAAAATGGGGCGCAAATTTAAGAACAAACACAGTTAATTTAGAAAGTGAATTAATGGGAGTAAATCGTAAAGTAAATAAAAACGATTGTTTAACAGATACATTTGAAAAGTATAATGTTCCTAATAATAAGTTAGAATTTCCACAGTGTAACCAAGAATTTACACAGGAATCACGAACAATTGCGCCTGCGTGGATGGTAAGAGATTTAGAGCAAGTAAATTGGGAATATCCCCCAATAGATCCGCAAATAAATACGTGTATTCCATTTCAAAATAATTTAAGCACGAGGATTTTAGAAAAAGATTATTTTATTCCCAACAACACTTGTACAAATAATACACATGGTGAACTCCCTACTAAATATATGAACTCTTCACCAAAGTATGTAGGAGGTCCAAATAATTGTTCATCTATGAATAATTGTCAAGTAATAACTAATAATAATCAACGATCAAAATAAATAAAACTAATATAAAGTAATAAATAAAAATCTATTACTTTATATATTATGGAATTAGCAATACCCTTAATAGCATTAGGTGGAATGTATGTTATATCAAATCAAACGAATACTAATTGTGAAACTAATGAAAATAATGAAAGTAATGAGGAACAATCGTCTGAAAAAGAAAATTTTGTAAATATGGGAGCTAAATCAAATTATTTACCAAATCAAGATATACCTCCTCAAAATTTTCCGGTTCCCAATTTAAATCAAGTAATTGAAGACACAGCACAAAATTATCCAAATCCTAACACCGCAACAGATAAATATTTTAATCAGAATGTTTACCAAGGACGTGTTAGAAATAATGAAAAAACGTCTAATAATCTACAACAAGTATATTCACTTACAGGTAATTATTTAGATACTGAACAATTTAAGCATAATAATATGGTTCCATTCAACGGAGGGAAAGTAAAAGGTTATACATATAATGCTGATATAGCAGAATCACAATTAGATAATATGATAGGTTCAGGAAGTACAAATATTAAAAAGATTGAACAAGCCCCTCTCTTTAAACCAGAAGATAATATTAGTTGGGCATATGGTACTCCGAATAATAGCGATTTTTACCAATCTAGGCAAAACCCAGTAAACCGTAATAATAACGTAAAACCGTTTGAAACGGTTATGGTCGGACCAGGATTGAATAAAGGATACGGTGTATCTGGAAGCGGTGGGTATAATTCAGGTATGGAATCACGTGATAAATGGTTACCTCCAACAGTGGATGAACTACGTGTAGAAACAAATCCTAAACTAGAATACGAATTGGTCAATCATGAAGGACCTGCAAATTCATATATTAAAACTGCTGCAACTACATCAACGATGGGTCGTGTAGAAAAACAACGTCCTGATACATATTTTATAAATAGTCAAGATAGATGGTTAACAACTACAGGAGCAGAAAAAGGAGAGACATTAAGATCTATCCAAGAAATGGGCGTGATTAAAAGAAATGATATTGTAACAGATTATAAAGGGCCTGCTGGACCAGGTGATATGAACGCGAGTTATGCTCCCGAAAATTATGAACCGGCTAAACGAGTACAAGATAATTTAATGCCGCAAGATATAGGAGGCGGATCATGTGCAAAAGGAAAAGGACCAATCGATGACGGCGACCAATTCAAGCGTAGTCATACAAATTACGCAAATAATCGTTCTACTACACGAAATCCAGAATCATTAGGTCAACGAGTTACATCTTCAATAACTGCAGCGGTTGCACCATTATTAGATATTCTAAGACCGACACGAAAGTCAGAAACGACGAATAATGTTAGAATATACGGAGATGTTCAACCGTCCATACCCAAAGGTCCTGTATATAATCCAGACGCAGCAGCTCCCAGAACTATTCGTGAAACAACCCAATATGAAACTACATTTAATATTAATAATCAACGTGAAGGAACATATATCAATAATTACACGCCGACTGATTTAACACAAAGAGATACTACTAGTGTCTCTTATGCAGGTGGATCAGGAGGAGCAGCTACGCAATATGGAGATATGAGTTATTATGCGGCATATAATCAACATAACAACGATATTAAATCATCTACTATTGATAATCATCCAAATCAAGGGGGTATGCAATTATTTAACCAACAAATGCACGTAGTCAACAAACGTCAAGATCAAACTAGATTTGATGGACGAATGAATCCTGCTTTTATTTCAACTGGAGCGATGCCTCCATCAAAAACTACACATGGAGATATAAACATGCCTCAATATTATGACGAATGTCAAACATGCGATAGAATTCAACCAGATATTCTTAGTGCATTTAAAAATAATCCGTATACGCATAGTTTAACTACATCAGTTTAAGTTACCAATTATTATTATATATATATATGATCTAAAATAGTAATATATATATAATATATATGTCTGTTTTAGGAAAAGAAAAAGAAACATTTGATTGTGTAATAAAACCACATTTAGAATACACTAAGGGAGACTCATGGGAAGATGATGAATTTGAAGTGCCGACAATACAATCTTCGATTACTGTCCCAACAAGTTGGGACGATGAGACAGACGAGGTGATAATCGATGAAGATATCGTCTCAAAGCCGAGTATTCCTCAGTTAGTAGCTCATAAGAAAAGAACAGAGGAAAAAGAAATTGTCTTTCAGACAAAGATGAAATTATCTATGCTAGAAAACGAAACTCATGATGAGAAAAAACTACGTGAACGTAAACAGGTAGAAGAGGCGGATACCGAGTTGGTAGGGGAATTATTTGCAAAGACGTCTACAGTTAAATCTTTAAACACTACCAATATATATTCAAATGCTGGAATTGGATCTATTATATTGAAAACAAAACAAGATCATATAAATTTCGGAAGTACAATCAGTAAAAGACTAGATGATTCTTCCGCATTCAATATTGGTGCATTCTATAAATCTCTTAGTAAAACGCTCGAGAATTCTACTATCACATTGGAAGTTCTCGATGAGATACGTGACACTATAACAAAGATACGTGACACAAAGATGAAAGATACAATAGTAACAACAAAAGTAACAACAAAGAAGTCTAAAAAAGAGATAAAGAAAGCCATAGAAAAACACAACGATGTATTTGGTGGTATTGACGATATAGAATATCACGATAAATATGATAATCTGGAAGATCAATATATGTTCTAACTAAATTAAATGCGTAATAAATATATATAAAAATAAAACATTTATAATAGTATGGAATTAGATATTCATAATAAAATAAAAGAAAAATTAAATTATTTCAAAATAAATAATAAAATACCTAATATTATTTTTCATGGTCCATCAGGATCAGGGAAAAAAACAATCGTGAATGAATTTATAAATAATATTTATAACCATGATAAATGTGTTATAAAATCTTCTGTTTTAAAAGTAAATTGTGCTCATGGAAAAGGTATAAAATTTATAAGAGAAGAGTTGAAATTTTTCGCGAAAACACATATTCATTCAAATGGTGGTATATTTTTTAAAAGTATTATACTTTTAAATGGTGATAAATTAACAGTAGATGCACAATCAGCTCTTAGAAGATGTATTGAAGTATTTAGTCATAATACAAGATTTTTTATAATTGTAGAAGAAAGGTCTATTCTATTAAAACCAATATTATCAAGATTTTGTGAAATTTACGTACCAGAACCGATCCATAACAATCAGATTATAAACTTATATATCTATAATAATAAACCGTTTTTAGATATAAAAATGGAAAAAAATAGAAAAATATGGTTGAAAAAAGAATTATTATCACATAACAATACAACAATTCAAAAAATTACAAACGCGTCTCATAAAATTTATGAAAAGGGATATTCTGGTATTGACATAATCCAATTATTTGAAGAAGAACCTCTTAAAACATTCAATATAAATGAGATTAGAAAATATGAATTATTATTTGTATTTAATAAAATAATTAAAGAGATTAGAAATGAAAAACTTATTATTATTTTTATCTTGAATTTTATGTTTTTAAGTTTGGATGTGAATTTAGAAAATATTAGTTTTATGTAAATGGATGATTTTAATATAGCAACTTTACAGGGATCTAAAAATGAATGGTGTTGTTATTTAATTCAAATACTGACACCACTAGTTATGGACGGCTATAAATCAATTTTGAACGAAGCAATTAGTATATGTAAACAACATCAAGAAAACGAAAAATATCTAATGACGTTTCAAAACTATATTTCGCGTGTACCAAAGTGGAATCAAACAATAATTGATAGCGAAGTAAAAAGAATATCTGAAAAAAGTGGATGTTCTTATTTAGAAGAACTAATCACATGTGTTCATATCATTCAATTAAAAATGATAACAGCTATGCGAGTAGGTCAAAAACAAAAAAAAATAAATATTTCTATTCCAAAACTATCAGACTTTATACATAAAGTTTATACAATTGCTGCAAGAAAATTATATAAAAATATTTATCTTTATGAATTAGGGGTCAGCCCGCTACTAGCTCAAAAAAATAACCGTGAAATAGAAATTCTTATTCAAAATACAATATTGGAAGCAGTTCGTGAAAGCATACCAATAGAAGAATTTTTAAAAGTTTATCTGGATGAAACAATTGAAGAAGATATATCGGAAGAAGTAAAAGAAGAGATAATTGACGAACCAATTGAAGAAAGTACTCAAAAAGCAGGTGCTAATAAAATGTCGTCGAATGATAATGAAAATATAGAAACTAAAGATAATATACCGATGATAAATAAAAACACTAGTATACAATTTGATGATATAGATCATATAAGGGATGAAAACAATAATGAAAGTAAAATTGAGGCACCCAAAACAATTGATAGATTAGAAGAAATTAGCGAAGAAAGAAACAGAATACGAAAACAAGAAGAACAAGAAGAAGAAGAAGAAGACTCCGAAAAAATTAAATTTTCAGATGAACCTATTTCATTAGATATTTTAGATGTGCATAATTTAGAAGAGCCTACGATTGAATTAATGCCTGATTTATTAGTAGATGATATAGAAATTTTAACATAACGCGTATAATCATTCATAAGAATTTGATTTTATAAATATATGCAAAATATATTTATGTTTGCTGTTATAATATCAGTTATTTATTTTACTGTAAAATATATAGAGATGAAATTTATTGAAAAAGAGCCAAAACCATTAAAACTTTTAGTAAGAGATTCTATTTTAGTCTATTTTAGTGTAATAGTATCCTATTTTTTGATGGACCAAGTATCATCATTAACACAAACAGGAGGAACCATTGTGCCAAGCAGCGCATCAACTCCGGTATTTACAGATAATCCCGAATTTTAATAAATAAAAATTGATAATAAAATTATTATTTATCTTCCAGTCCATACTTTTACTATATGTCTTGGTATTTTACCTTGTGAAAAATCAGATATATATTTATCAAAAGTATAGCGAAAATCTTGATATTTATGTATATTTCCTAATAATGATTTCCTTTTATAGTTTGTTTCTTCAGTAATTAATATTCCCATAATTCTTTCAAACGCCATACGATGTTCTCTATTTTTAATCAAAGGAATAATATTTACGATATTATATTTATCTTGTAAACGTTGTAAGAAAGTAAGTGAAATAAACGTTTGGGCTCCAAAACAACCGTACCATTTATAAAATGAAATAGCCATTCTATTACTTTGCATTTTATTTACCAAAGAAATACCATTTTTTAAATAAAGTGTAATAGTATCTCTAATATTGGATAATAAGTCGTCTCCATCAAAATGCCATAATGGCATTACATCATATTGTTTACAAATACTATCCATATTTATTTTTTTATGTATAAATACACTATCATGTAAAATCAAAGCATAATCAAAAAATTTATATTTTAATAAATAATAATATGGCAAAATTTCACCTGCTCCACAATATTCTGATTTAATCAAAATAATATTTCTAGTATTGACTAGCGGTTTTAAGAATTGTTTATTACTATTATCATCTATAATAACGATACGTTTATTTGGATAAAAACGTCGAATACATAAAACTGCTCGATTCCAATATTTATTTGTTTTTTCATCTGTTACATGTCGTGTAATTATAAATCCATAATTAATATCCATTTATAAATAGTTAGAAAAATTAATTAATGAACAAAACTAGGTATAGTATCAATATTAATCAATTCTTTAGGTTTTTCATTAGATTTTAATATGTATTTTTTAAATATATTATTTTCTAATTGTGCCTGAGGGGTATGATTATGGACATATCTAGCAATCATTTTATATAATTTAAAGTCTGGATATCTATCATCTCCATTCGTTTTATATAATAAGTTAATTCCATTATCATCAAAACACCAATTTATAATTAGTCTCTCTATTTGTGAGAATTTATCAATATCATTCAAATCATCTAAATCATCTACTAAATAATCAAAAATAGAACATCCTAACCTACATAAATCAAAACTGAAATTTGGTTCTAATCGAGGTTTCTTATCATTAAAATACGGTTCAGTGTTATACTGCGTAGCAGCATCTTCTCCTGATTTAAAACTATCGCTACAAAATATATTCCCGTTACATTTAAAAATACCTCTTCCATAATCTATAATCTTGAAAAGTTTACCATAGGTAGGAATCTTATATTGTATATTTTGAAATTGATAATATATGTATTTTTTATCTGTTGGAATATACATAACGTTATTCGTATGTAAATCATTATGTGTAAAATGAAACGTTTTTTGAAATGTAATAAGTATCATTATTATTTGCATTAAAATTGACTCCCATTCACTATCAGTTAGTTTTTTTTTCACAATCAAACTATCTAATGTTTCTGAACAGCTCTCTAATGCAATTAGTTGTACAGGAAATTGTTTTATTGTAGCAATTATTTCTTCATCTTCGATACTATTCATACTATCGCATTCAGAAGAAGATATAGATATTTCTTCACTATCTGAAGATGTATGTGATGTCCTAGAAGAACATGTAGAATTACTTTTTATTGTCATAGAGTCATTATTTAAATCTTGAATGACAAATTCTTCTAATTGTTTATTATCGTTACTTGTGTCAGAAAATAAATTATTATAATCTATTTTTTCAATAGATTCAAAAGATATATTAGATTTATAACTATCTTGTATTTTAATTGGTTTTAACTTTTTATAAGTTTCAAACATATGTTGATAATTATCAATTGTATATAATATGTCTTTTTGCTTTTTAAAAAAATCAGAATTATTTAAATATTCTAAATCATCAAATACATCAATTTTAAAATTTTCTTTAATGCATAAATAACTGCCATAAAATTCTAAACCATTTAGAAAATTATATTCGTGGAATAAATAATTATTTAAATAAGCAAATAAGCCGTCTACATATGCAGAATTATTTGCTGTTTTAAGTTTATCCATTACATCCATATTTGTATGAGAAGGTAAATTAAACAAGTTCTGTTCCATAGGATATTTTCCCACTAAATATTTAAATGGGTCTAATAAGGGGGCCATTTTAAAAAATATAGGTTTTTCCTTCACTTTTTGAGTATTATTATTTTTCAATTTTGCTAAAAATTTATTATCGGATTCTTTTGATACTAAATTTGATAAATACCATTTTTGATTCAAATTGATCGTATTATAATTTGTTTCATTCAAAGAAAAAAAACTATTATAAATAGGAATATAGTTTTGAGGTTTTGTAATATTAACTAAATTTGAATCTTCTAAACTTTTGAACAAGTCTATATTTTTTCGTTTTACATAATTTATATCAACCATCTTTTCTATTCTAAAAAAGAAATTTCTAGATATTTAAACTTAATAATATATATAATATATTAAGTTTAAATATCTAGAAATATAAATTTATTATATATATTATGACTCTTGAGCTTAAAAAATTCGATATGAAAAATATTAGTTTTAAACCAAATGAAAATAAAGGCCCAGTTATAGTATTAATTGGTAAAAGAGATACAGGAAAGAGTTTTTTAGTTAGAGATTTACTATATTATCATCAAGATATTCCTATAGGAACTGTGATATCGGGTACAGAGGAAGGTAATGGGTTTTACGCAAAAATGGTACCTAAATTATTTGTGCATAACGAATATAATACCGCAATTATTGAGAATATACTCAAAAGACAAAGACAGGTCTTAAAACAGATCAAAAAAGAAATGGAAACTTATAAACGTACTACAATAGATGCTAGAGCTTTTGTAATTTTAGACGATTGTTTATATGATGGTAGTTGGACTCGGGATAAAATGATGAGACTATTGTTTATGAATGGACGACACTGGAAAATAATGTTAGTTATTACCATGCAATATCCACTAGGGATTCCTCCTATGTTAAGAACAAATATTGATTATGTATTCATACTGAGAGAAAATTATATTGCAAATAGAAAAAGAATATACGAAAATTATGCGGGAATGTTCCCTACATTTGAATCATTTTGTCAAGTAATGGATCAGTGTACTGAAAATTATGAATGCCTTGTAATTAATAATAATTCAAAATCAAATAAATTACAAGACCAAGTTTTTTGGTATAAAGCAGATAATCATAATGACTTTAAACTTGGATCAAAAGAATTCTGGGAGTTATCTAAGGGTATGAACTCAGATGACGAAGATGAAAAGTATGACCCTAGTTCAAGTAGAAAGAAAAGTGGTGGTCCTAAAATAAGTGTTAAAAAACAAAAATGGTGATTAATTTTATTTTGTCTCAATTCTTTTTAAAAAATCTTTATTATCTGTAGATTGTTTTCGAAAATTTATCAATTTACTGGGCATAATTTTTATATTTTTATTTTTATTATAGAATTCTTCGGGAAGTACTTCATGATAATAATAATTATATATTTCTGAAATGGTATCTATTCCTGCATTTTCCATATTAATTGTAAGATCAATCCTGCCATCACGCAAAAGTGCAGGATCTATTTCATTATAGTGATTTGTAGTAACAATCAAAATACGCCCATGATTTTCTTGTACACCATCTATCAGATTCAATAAAAATGATAATGTAAAAGACGGTTTTTGTAATTTTTTAATATCATTTAGATCAACTTTGATTGATTCATTTTTGTGCAATTCTGATATCTTATTATTTACTTCCATCGAAATATTATCTAAGTTATCATCTCTTTTTTTAATCACATCAATCATACAGTCTATATCCTCTAATAAAATTATTTTTTTATCAAAACCAATTGGATCAGGATTACTTTTATTATAAGTCTCATCAAAATATACATCACATAATTCTTTTTCATTTTGAATTAAATTAAGACGAATTGAAATTAGATGTCTAATACTCACTTCATTACAATAATTCGTTAGTGATTTAATAAAAGATGTTTTACCTGTTCCTGGAGGACCACATAAACAAATACCTAATGTATAAGGAATACCTTCTTTTGCATACCATTCTTCATTTTTTAAGAAAAAATCTATTTTATTTATGATTTCTTTTTTATTTGGAAACCATAAATTTTCAAATTTTTTATGAGATTTATAAATTTTTTCATACCACTTTATATAACCGTCATCATCTATCGATTTTAACATATAATGATAACATTTACTGTGACGTTTTCTAGCTAAAAACATTCTATAATTTTCAGAATGTTCTAATACGTAATCTTTCAAATAATAAACATTTTGAGTATATGAAAATAGTTTTATATTAATAAACTGTGTAACAACCATGCCTTTATGTATATCAGATTTATCATTATTTTGTGAATCTTCTGTTATTGAAATATGAATATAAATATCATTTTCTAAGTAAAAACATGGTGTTTGATCTACTAAAAAACAATCATTATTATAATCTAATTTGTTATTATCACTATCAATAGTACTATAACACTCTCTTAATTTAAAAATAGAGGGTTTCAAATCCAAAATTCGTTTACATATCCCATGAAATGCATCAGAAAAATGAATATCCACTTCTTTATTATAAATCCCTTTTGTAATTATTTTTTCTCCTTTTAATTCAATTTCGTTGAATGGTAAAATAGATCTATAGTAAATTTTACATAATATTTTACTTATAAATTCAGCGTCAAATTTAATAACACTTAATTGTAAATAAATCATAAAAGCAATAGAACACCATATTATTTCTATATATCTTTGTTCATTTAATAATTGATGAATTAATTGAAATTTTACTAAATCTAATATATTGTTCATTATTTAATAAACGATATATCATTTTAAATTGTTTTTGCATTTATTCAGATTTTATCTCTTTTTTTGCAAATGGACCACTAACTAGTTCACTTTGTCCATAGTCTGTTTTTTTATCCATCACTACGTTTTCACCATCAAATAATTCCTTACAAATATCTGCAGTTGAAATTTCTTCCTTTTCTGCCAAAGACTGTTCAATTGTTGTATTATTTACACCAATCAAGTTACCGCTATTATCAATTGTTTGAGTTAATACATTTCCTGATTTTTCTGCATTTTGAATATTATCTTGAATCGCTTTTTCTTTCGTTTCTTTAACTCGTTGGTCAAACGATTGTTTTGCATTTTCTTCGTTTTTCTTTTTCTCACTCATTAGTTGATTTAATTCTTCTTCCAAATATTCCACCCTTCCTGTTTTATATGCTTCTGGATCCCATGGCATCCACATTCCAACCGGTCCGACAAATACATCGTGATTTGGATCTAGTTCCCTTAACATTTTAGCTCGCAATTCTGCTTCCTCTAAAGATGGATACGCACCTCTTATTTTTAAACCTCTTGTGGATGTTTGAAAATTATATTTTTTGTTAAAATTTTTCTCCAATTCATCTTCATTATTATCCAAGAATGTTTTATACTCATCATCCATATCTGTTTTCATCAAATTTTCTTTTTCTTCTTTAACAAATTCTTTGAAATCAGTTACAAGATCATCAAATACTAAATTATATTTATAAGATACAAAATTTAAAAATTGAATATTTTTTTCCATAGATTTATTGAACTCCCACTTATTTAGGAACTGTTCAAAGAAATAAAGGTGTTTATTTTTTACGATATTTTCAGGAGAAACAAATGATACACATACAAATTTTTGTCCTGCAATTGATTTATCCTCCTCTAATAAATCTATATATTTAGGGTTTTTTTTACCATCAATTATCTTTCTTTCAAAGGTATTTTCTTTTGTAGATGCCATTTTATAAAATAGTATATAAGATATATTTTAAGTTTTAATTTTAACAAATTATTTTTTTCTTTTTAATTAATATAATGAACGGCTTAATAAACGTTGGTGAACTTGTTAAAAGAATCATTAAATATCTAGTTGAGGGTTTAATGGTAGCAATTGCTGCTTATGCTATTCCCAAACGTTCTTTGAATGTTGAAGAAATTATATTGATTGCTTTAACTGCTGCAGCTACATTTAGTATTTTGGATACATATGTTCCTACTATGGGGGTCACTGCACGATCTGGTGCTGGATTTGGTATAGGTGCAAATATTGTTAAATTCCCGGGAGGATTTTAAATAAATAATACATTAATTCATTAATAAATATTATATTATATTAATGAATACAGATAATCAAAATTTATCCATTCAATTACCAAATGGCTTAAATCAAAATGGCTTAAATCAAAATGGCTTAAATCAAAATGGCTTAAATCAAAATGGCTTAAATCAAAATGACTTAAATCAAAATATTATAGAAGCGACACCCGATGACTATGATACAGACGCGGTAGACAATATTCCTGAAGCAAATTTATCTGTAGATTTAGATGAATCAATTGATACAGCTGGTACTATGGATATAGATGATCTGAATGTATCCGTAGATTCGGATGAGGGATATACTACAGATGAATCCGCTGGTATTGGAGGAAGAAAATCTAGAAAAAATAGAAAATCTAGAAAACAAAACACAACTGAAAAAATACAATCACGGTATTTAAAATTTTGTCCTCATATGCCAATTCATAACGGTAGATATACAAAAATAACAAAGTCAAGACCTCATACCTTAAACTGGAAGGGAAAAAAATATAGATTTTATACTTGTTGTAAAATGTGTTGTAAACAAATGCTGGATCTCGCGAAAAGTAAACCTAAAACATTTGAAAACACATATATAAGTAAAATAGAAGGAAAAAATATATATTTAAAACATAGAAATACACATAAACTTGTACAAATAGCAAAACAAATACCATCAAATAAAAAAACGAAGCGAACTGGTAAAACGAAACGAACTGGCAAAACCCGACAAAATCGTAAAGGTAAGAGTAAGAGAACACGTAAATATCGCGGTGGAAGTAATATAAGATATGGCACAGGATATGGGTCTAATTGTAATGAACCCAATTTTAATATTTATAATACGAATATGACAAAACTATTCCCTTATAACCCATAAATAATTAGTTTTATAAAATAAATATTTAGTTTTTATTTATTTTATCATTTTAACGTCTTCTTTTACAAGATTTTCTGCGTCTAGTAGATTGTTTTCTTTTAGATTTGTGTTTACGTTTAGTAGAATGTTTTCTTTTACCATGTCTTCTACGAGTTCGTCTTCTTCCGCCAGCCATCGGGATATAATCAAAAACACGCTTGTTTCCCATAAAAGATTTTGTACAATTATGTTGTCGAATTTTTGAAATATCTGGTTTATAAGTCACACCATTTACAATAACAGGGGCGGGTTTCGCCATATTCTCATTACTTTCTTCAATTACCATTGGTAATCGACTAGCCTTATTTTGTATTTGCCCTGTTTGTCGACCGCCAGGTCTGTACATTATTGGTATTGGGTTTGGTTGATTAGGAATCTTAGCAAAAGCTTTATAGATAACATCATTATCACAATAAGTGTCAGCCATTATATATATATGTAATAATATTTTCCTAAACTGTAGGAATATATTCCCAATCTAATTCTTCGCATATTTTCTTCCATATATTATCTTGTTCAATCCGTTTCTCACGATCTTTTAACATGGGGAAAAAATCTAAATATTGATGTTCGCCTAATAACTCACAAAGTTTATAAGCTGTGTAATAGTAGTTTAAAAAATTTACGCGATCATCTGGGCAAAATTTAGAATAAGGGGCTTGTAATTCCATAAATAAATTACACATCGTTTCTTCCAGCTCAGGTGACATTACTGGGGGTTTGATACCTAATTTATCTTTAATAAATTGAATATGTTCATAATACTTATTATATCCTAATTTTTTTAGAATATCTTTTGTTTTATGGTTTGTAATCTCACTTAAATCAATCCTTTCTTTTTTAATTTGTAATTTTATATTTTCGATCACTTCAGGTGGAATTTGTGTAGTTTCTTTTCCTTGAAATTGGGCTAAAATTTCTTTAAAATGATTTATTCTTTTATAAGCATAAAAACATACTTCTTTAGGGGGTTCTTTATAAGACGGTTTTTCGTTTTCTATCAAGAATGGTATATTTCTGGAACATAAATTACAAATTAATATACCTTCGTCTTCGACTGGTATCAACTCTCCTTTAAAACAGTAATTACAAATATCAGTTTGATTTATAAAATTTTTCATATCGAGAAAAGAATTATCAATTTTAGATAAATACTTATTTACCAAGCTTTTATTCGTGATATCTATTTTCTTAGGAACTTCATCATTTATCTTAAAAAAGTGATTAAGAATTTTATTTTTACTTGTTCCAGTATTAATAGCAGAATTCGAAATATTTTTTTTATCTTCAAAATACTCAAAAATCAATTTAGAATTATCTAAAAAATATTCTTTTTTCTTTTGCTTACAATATTTTATATCATTTTTACAAGTAACTATTTTATCTTTTAAGTCTAGAGACTCTTCAAGGGAAATTCCTGATTTTATTTTTTCTTCACAAATTTTAATTTTATTTTTCAATTCTGGTATTTTTTCATTAGTATCTTTAGAAAATTCATTCAAAAATTCTTGGTGTTTCCCATCTAATGTTATCGATTTTTTTTTATTATATTTAATACTACGATCAGATTTTTGTTTGAATATTACCATTTTAATTAATATTAATATAAATATTTAAATTAATAAAATAGTTTATTTATAATTTAAGTTTTATTACAAATAATTATGGATAAATCTATATTAAATTTAGAAAATTGTTCAATTGATAAACTAAAATTTCAAAAAATGATTTTTATTTATAATGCATTAGAAGATGGATGGACTATAAAAAAAGATCATAAATCTTTTATCTTAAAAAAAAAACATGAAAACCAAACGAAAGTATTCGATGAACTATCGCTCACTGAATTTATTACATCTAACATGGATATATCTAAAATATAAAATATATTAATTATTGTTTATAGCAGATAATTAATATATTTAATTAAATTAAAATATTATTTTTTTTTCTTTAGCAATAATATAAAAATGGGAGGCGGATTAATGCAACTCGTAGCTTATGGCGCACAAGATGTTTATCTTACAGGAAATCCTCAAATTACTTTCTGGAAAGTAACTTACAGACGATATACTAACTTTGCTATGGAATCTATTGAACAAACTTTTAACGGTCAAGCCGATTTTGGACGACGTGTCCAATGTGTCATCAGTAGAAACGGTGATCTTGCTTACAGAACATATTTACAAGTAACACTTCCCGAAATTAACCAACTTATGGGTCTTGGAAACTATACAACAGGACAAAATACAGGAGTTTATGCCCGTTGGTTAGATTTCCCTGGTGAGCAATTGGTTGCTCAAGTTGAAGTTGAAATTGGTGGTCAACGCATCGATCGTCAATATGGTGACTGGATGCATATCTGGAACCAACTTACCATGACTTCTGAACAACTAAGAGGTTACTTCAAATGTATCGGTAACACAACACAGCTTACATTCATCACAGATCCTTCTTTCTCTGATGTTGAAAGTCCTTGTGATTCCATGGCTCCTCGTCAAGTGTGTGCCCCTCGTAACGCATTACCAGAAACCACTCTTTATATTCCTCTTCAATTCTGGTTTTGCACAAACCCCGGTCTTGCTCTTCCTTTGATCGCTCTTCAATACCACGAAGTAAAAATTAATCTTGATATTCGTCCTATCGATGAATGTTTATGGGCAGTTACAACACTTAACTGTAACCAAAACCCATACGCCGGTGCTGCTGGTCAATACAACGTTGGACGCCCAGTTCCAGCAACAATTGCCTATAACCAATCTTTAGTTGCTGCTTCCATCTATGTTGACTATGTCTTTTTAGATACTGATGAACGCCGAAGAATGGCACAAAACCCTCACGAATATTTGATCACCCAACTTCAATTCACAGGTGATGAATCTGTTGGTTCTTCCAGTAACAAAATCAAATTGAACTTTAACCACCCGGTTAAAGAACTTATATGGGTTGTTCAACCTGATCAAAATGTAGATTATTGCTCATCTTTGACTTGCGATGCTCTTCTTTTCAAGGTTCTTGGTGCCCAACCATTCAACTATACTGATGCTGTTGATGCTCTTCCTAATGCTATCCATGCCTTTGGTGGACCTCAAGCAATCGCCGCTGATTCCCGTGCTTATATTGATGCTCGCGGTTTGTTCCAAGATGCAGGTGCCCTTGACTATATCCCTGATGATAACTTCACAGGATACTGGCACGGACCCTCTAATCCTTATAATGAGCCTAATATGGGTGGACCTTCTATCCCTCTTGATACATCTGGTCTTTCACCCGATGTTGCTGCTCTTTTGAACGAGCGTGGTTCTCATATTGATAACTCTGGCGTTTCTGATGCCGGAACATTCGTCTTATCTGAGACCTCTCTTGACATGCACTGCTGGGGACAAAACCCAGTTGTTACTGCCAAGCTTCAATTGAACGGACAAGATCGCTTCTCTGAACGTGAAGGTTCTTACTTCTCTTGGGTTCAACCTTACCAAGCCCACACAAGAAGTCCTGATGAGGGTATCAACGTATACTCATTCGCTCTTCGCCCTGAAGAACATCAACCATCCGGAACATGTAACTTCTCCAGAATTGATAACGCTACTCTTCAACTTGTTCTTTCCAACGCAACTGTTGAAGGTACAAAAACTGCTAAGGTTCGTGTCTATGCCACAAACTATAACGTTCTTCGTATCATGAGTGGTATGGGAGGGCTGGCATATAGTAACTAAATTAATAAATATATACTTTATTATTATAATTCATATTATAAATATTATTATAATATGAATAATCATTCAACTAATAATTTTTTTATAATTATATATATAATGCCCAACAATAAAACATATCCTATAAAAAATAAAAATTCACATAAGAAAACAAAAAAAGGAGGATTTTGGGGAAGTAACAAAAATACTGATCCAAATGCTCCTCCAGCAAAACAAAAATCAGAGGGTTTTAATAAAGGTAGCGATTATATGAATTATATGAAAGGATCATTAAAAGCATCTCGTAGTGCAATGAATATGCCTCTTACTCTTGCTACTATTAATTATAAGTTAAATGCAATAATGGTTCATTTAGGCGTTAATTATAAATATAGTAATGGATATTCTGCTCGTAATTATACAATCAACAAGGTTGTTGGAGAAGCATCGAACGAAGGTAGAGGAGAATTAAAACCTAATGCCGTTAGAGGAAAAATAACCGGGTTTCAGTCCGCAGTTTATACCAAGGCAACTGAGTCAGATGCCTATGGAAAAATGAAAAAAAAAATGGATGATAGAAATGCGAAACAAACTGCGAATCAAACTGCGAATCAAACTGCGAATCAAACTGCGAATCAAATTGCGAATCAAACTGCGAATCAAACTGCGAATCAAAATATTAAATACTAGATATAAAAACATTATCATTTCATGTTGTATTGCTATTGAATAATATATTCATATTTATCACCTCAGGTCTATTCAAATCAGTAGTAAATAATTTTTTAATATGATTATCATCACGGAATCGTACAGTATAGTCTTGCTGTATATTATTTCTACCAATTCTACCCATCGCTTGAATAATTTTATCTTGAGATAAATTTAAATCTTTACTTAGATACCCGTGACAAAACTGATAATTTGTTCCATATATATAATCACTTGACGCAATTATCATATATAATTTTTGTACATCCGCCATTCTTTTCATAATTTCTAGATATTGTGGATTGCAGTGATTTATGAAAACGCCAATACCCATCATTAATAAAACTTTCCACTTATCATCTACATTATGTAATAACATTATTTCGTTAACAGTTTTCTCGTCTATATTGCTGGTGTAAGAAGTAGACGTATTCATAGATGACGCCCATTTTTTCAAATGAGATGATTTATTAGGTACAAATAATTCATTTAGTGTTATACTTTTAATCAAACCCCTTAAATTATTTATTTCATTTGTTAACTTAGAGATAGACTTATTACCTGTGTCTTCATTCACCCGGTTATTCATTCTTATATCTTTAGTTGATTTATTCCTACCTTGTGGTGCTTTTTTATCAGTTATTTCATTCTTAATCACATTTTCAAATTTTTCTCTATTATACTCTAATTCAGCTTCTAAAACGTGTAATTGTTCATTCAACTTATTATTATAGCTAATTCTATTAGATAAATCTTCCATTACTACGGAAGGAATATTTGCTTGTTGAATGCAAAATTTTGCTATTTTTTCTATTTCATTTGTAAGGAAAATTGTAGGTCCATCTGTTAAACTATAAGAATCTTTTGTTGTAATTAATATTCCTATATTTTTTTGATTTTCATTTGATGATGATTTATTTACAATTTGTTCACTTTGTAGTCTAATAATTTCTTTACCATTCATATTACTTTTACTAGAGGTATCGTGTCCTAAACTCTGCGATTTACATAACTTATTTCCGTTTTTATCTACAGTCTCATTTAATATAATTTTTGGACGTCTTGATATTTTAAAGTGTAGATAAACAGCACCCCAAAGACCTTTGAATATATTTTTTAGCGTTTTTAAATAATATAATTTTATATTTTGCATAGTGACATCATCTAATGAATCAAAATAATTATTAATTCTATATCTTGACATTATATAATCATTTTCATTTACAAAAATGATAAAATCACAAACTTCCTTTAAATCAAAATAACGCATCAAAGTTAAATTATTTTCACAATGGTCCACAATTTTTATTATATCTTCATATTTTTCAGACATATAATGCGGTAGTTCTACAAATCCCGACGAATTAATGATCGGTATAGATTTTTTACAATCATAACTATTTATCGTTTTAATTTCTGCGTTTGGAAATCTAGAACGGAAATCTGCGATGGTTTCTGTCAATTCACCACATTTTGGTAATGTAGCTGAAGACAGCACCATATTTGGAATGATATTTTCACTCCATGTCTTTTTAATAATATCGTGAAACTCGTGTTTCTCATAATCAAGTGTAATAGTTGGCTCGTCCCAGTAAGTAATTATCTTATTATCCATATAATTTCCTTCATCGTCCATATTAAAAGACCTCATATAATACATCGCATATAAATATGATTTAATATCGCATATCATTATTTCTACGTTATCACCTACGCTATTATCTACCTTTCCAATACCCCCTGATTTTTTATTACGATTATATTCTTTTGCTGCAAAATAATGTAATCGTATATCAGACGCACTATTACAACCAAACGCAAAAGCCACCTTTTTATCAATCGATATCGCAGATTTTGCTAGAGCGAGGCCTACATGGCGTGCTGCGCATACGAAAATAATCTTAAATTTCTCTGAAAGCGCAAGCGGGGTAAGTGTTTTACCCGTACCTGTAGGAGCAATATATAATATTAATTTAGAATTCGGAGAATTTACATAGTTTATTATTTGTTTTTGGTGTTCATATAAAATTAAATCTGTAAATTTTAATAAATTTTTATTTTTTTCTATTAATTTATCCCCATTTTTTATCAAATCATTCATATTTATATGACTTTTAAACGCATTTATAATATCATTACAAAATGATATTACATGACTATTTAAAAGGTTAATAGAATTCTTTATTAATTTATCAACTGTAAAATAATGAAATACAAATTCTTCTGTATTATTTTTTTTAATATATTTAACTATTTTGGAAATATGATAAATAATGACATTTTCATACAAGTCTTTTTTATTTATAATATCTTCTAGACTATTTTTTTCAAGTCGTATTTTATCAGCTGAATTCAACTTTATAACAACCTTAATATCTTTTATAATATAATCAGGAAATAAGTCTATTACTTGTTTCTTTAATGCGTCACATCTGTCTTTACAATATTTTATATAAATAAAATCATTTATCTTTTCTGAAAAATCAATTTTCAAATAAGATAATATAGACAAATTATTATTTACACGAATATTAATATTATCACTTCCTTTCACTATCATGTTCAATATATGTTTTTCTTCATTCGATACCGGAGTCTCAATAGATTCCCACTCTGATTTAATTAATTTACGTTGATTAAAATCCATTATGTACTATATTTATATTAATTATAACATGTTTTTATGTATCAATTTTATTTTATTTGTATTTTTATTTGTATTTTTATTTGTATTATTATTTTATAAAAAAATGATACAAAAAAATGTTTTTATAAACATTATAAATAATATGAAAAATATGAACAGTAACATTATCATTTCAATCGAGGGTAATATTGGATCAGGTAAATCCACGCTCTTATCGTGTATTCAAAATATGTATCAAGGATACGACGATAAACAAATTATATTTTTAAAAGAACCGGTAGATGAATGGGAAAATATTACTGATGAAACAGGCTCTACTATATTAAAATTATTTTACGAAACTCCTGAAAAATATGCATTCTCTTTCCAAATGATGGCTTATATATCTCGACTCAATAATTTAAAACAAGCAATAGAAAAAAATAAAAACGCTATTATTATTACAGAGAGAAGTCTGTTTACAGATAGATATGTATTTGCTAAAATGTTATATGACGATAAAAAGATTCGACATGTAGATTATTCAATATATATGAAATGGTTTGATGCTTTTATTGAAGATTTTCCTATAGATAAAGTTATTTATGTTAATTCTTCCCCAACTATATGTTGTCAGCGAATTAAAAAACGTTCACGAAACGGAGAATCAATAATTTCTCTTGAATATTTACAAAACTGTCATAAGTATCATAATGATATGATGACTTATTACACGAGTGTAATGGATATAGATAATATTTATATATTTAATGGCGATATTGAAGAAAACGAACGCGAAGAACATATTCAAAATATGTTAAATTTTATAAAAAATTAACAAATTTTCGTTTTGTTTTCCGGCTGATCTGATAATAGTTCAATATATGTGTCTGTTTTCAACTTATTATCTTGTATTACTTCCATATTTTTTAATAAGTGATCAAATTGATTTTTATTCATATACGCATCCCCGCGTTTATAATCGGTTTTAAATATTTTTCCTATTTTTTCTCTCAATTTCTTTGTTTTTGATTTAGAATTGAACGCTTTATGTTTTAATTCTTGTAAATTAAAAAATACCGCTTCAATTTGTTCTTTGTTTCCTTTTACCAAACGACAAATCGTATCACCTGATTTATTTCTTTTAATTTCCTTTTTCATATTTTTTAAATTATCAGCAGCATCTTTATATGAAATCCCCAAATAATTACCATGATATTTTAAATCAGGTTTGCGTTTCTTCGTTTTAGATTTGAATGTACAAATTGTTTTTCTGGTTTGATTATCGCATAAATAAGAAATATTCTCCAATTTAGAATTATTATCATCAGGATGAAAAAATGTCTTATCTGTACTTTTAGGTATATTTGGCGGTAGTTTGCCAAATGGATCTCCGTTTGTAATATATCTATGAAATAATATTTTATTTTTTTTTATGAACGAGTTATATTTCTGTATTAACTCATAATTAAATACACGTGGAGATCCAAAGGTAATACAAATAATTGGTTTTTTAGTATTCAAATAATAAAGATAAGAAAAAATAGTCGCACACGCTCCTCCTAATGAGTGACCGGTTGTTATTACTGTTGGGTTTTTTTTTAAATTTTCTTTCTTTAAAAAATTCATACATTCTAATATTGTATTGAATATTTCGTGAATAATTTTATAAATTCCAATTAAAACACCACCTTTTTTATTACAAATAACAGTAGGGGTTAAAGAGGATAACTTAGAATATGAAAGTGCACTTTTTACTGAATACGTACCACGAAATGATACTGTTATAGTATTCATCGTTTTATCTGCAGTAATAAACACTCCTGCGTAATTAGATGTTGAAATAGAAAAGAACATAAAATTATCATTTTTAACATACTCTTTTTTTTTCAAATATATTATTTTATTTACCATCTCATTACAGTTTTCAATTTGTTTAGTATCGATATGAAATAAATTTGTTAGCGAAACTGTTGGTATTTGTTTTATTTGCTCTAATATCAGTTTATTAGAAAAAATCTCACTATAGGATGCGTTAAACTCTCTAGGATTTAAATATGATAATCGCGAGTATATGCAAGATATATATGATATTAAAGGAATTGACATATATAAATATAAGATTATATTTATATATATTAATGAAATTGCATACTATTTCACGAGTTACAAATAACTTATTAAATATTGTAGTTAATTATGTAATAATTACATCAAAAAGACTAAATATTGACGAGTCTCATGCATTAAAGCATAGTATAGACGTATTTAACTATGCGAACAATATAGTAGAAAGTAAAATACAAACTAATCCTATTCTTAATAAACAACGCGACGTTATATCTGTTTCATCTTTATTACATGATATGTGTGATAGTAAATATATATTAAACGAACCAAGTGAGCTCAATAATATTGATAATATATTAATTCAACATATGAACGACAAAGATAGAATGGCAGTTTCTAATATTATTTCTACCATGTCTTATTCTAAAGTTAAAAAAAATGGTTATCCGAATCTTCATGAATACCAAGACGCCTATCATATCGTAAGAGAAGCAGATTTACTATCTGGATTTGATATTAATAGATGTATTATTTTTGGATTAAAAAAAGAAAACTTGGAATATACAGACGCAGTTAAACGAGCTATTGACCTTTACGATAGTCGTATGAGTAAATATATAGAAGATGATTTATTTATTTCGGAGTACGCAATTAAAAAAGCAAATGAACTGAATAATCAATCTAAATATGATATTTCTGTATTACAAAAATTAATATTCTAGTAGCTTTACATTTAATTTTTTGGATGGTTTAAATTTTAAGATATCTAATTGTTTTGATGTTGTACGGAAATCATCAGATCCATAAATATCTTGTAATAATAACCATTCAAATAATCCACCTTGGTATATATAAACATTTTTAAATTTCAATCCACATAATTGATTATATTTTTTCATTATATTTTCATCATCTGTATGCTTTCCATAAATAATTATATTTATATCATAGTTACATTTATTCATTAACTCGTTTATATATTCTTCTTCACTATCACCGCAAATACTGTTATATATAAGACAACCTTGTTCATTATTATTAAGGGTATTTATTAGTATAAATGAAGTTGGATTATTAATTGCATACTGAACATCTTCAAAATTGGTTTTTCTGATTGTTGACTGTAAATTACCCATTTTAAATATCAAATAAATATGTTTAAATAATATTTAATCAAAAGTTACTACTATTTCTATATCTTCTTTTTTTATACTTTTAGTCGCAGATACTGATAACTCTTCACGTTTTTTACGTGTTTTTGAATTATCCGAAGTATCTTTTCTTTTAGAAGTACTATTACGACTATTCATATCTTTTTCTATTGTCTCGTAATTTTCTTCTATATATTTAATTACTTCATTTTCAATTGCCCACTTAAAAAAATTCAATTGACCTATGGTTGTTTCAATAGAACTATCATTTTTATATGGTATACTGATACGTTCCCATCTACAAAATGGATCAAAACGCTTTTTACTATATGCTTTAAGTTTTAATTTATAATCAAAATAAACTTTGAATCGATGTATTCCACTAAGAGTATTTATATCATAAAGAGTATAGTATTTTTTAGCATAGTTTGTGGCAAACCAATCTACAATTCTTAATGAAATTTTAGAATCACCCGTGATTATTTGTAACATTTTATCGATATAATCTTCATTTTTATAAAATTCTAATAAGTTATTTAATAATAGTTGGTTTTGTGTACAATATTTGTTTGAATTCATATAATTACTTAATTTTAAGATTTATTTAAGTAATTATTATAATACATAATAAAAAATCCTCTAATACTAACGATATTTAGAAAATTTTATATCCATATATTATATATATATGGACGATTTCATGCATAATTATTTTGGACCTCTTGGAAAAGAGTGGTGTTTATATTTTTACGTACTATCGATATTCTTTTTTGTCGCGTATATTTTAGCAATTATTGGAGTGATTGGTGGATTTGTAATGAAACGTAAAAAAATAGATGCGCTATTTGTCGCTAATGGTATGGCTCTTATATTTAATACGCTACTGGCATATTTTGTAAATAGACTTTTAAACACTATGTGTATTAACAGCACACACTAATTCTCTTTTTTGGAAACGGTATCGGTAGTATTTATGGGTTTTAAAAATTTATCTCTTACTTCTATATCATTCACATATGTATTATCAGTCATAAAAGGATTAAATCCGCACTGTTGTACCATATGACGACCAGATATTTTTTCATCCAATTCTTCTCGTTTATTTGATGTTTTAAAATCATCTGGAGAAAAATGTTGTACTTGATTCATTAAATCCCATGTATTCTCATCGTGATTTAATGAGCTATTAATTGCATTTTGTTGCATATTTAATTTAGACTGTTCATCTTGGATGGGTTCTTTAGATGGGTATCTTCTACGAGACTTTTCATATGGTATTCCAGTTGACCATTTCCACTCCATAATATTTTTATTTATTTTAATTAAAAATATTAAACTCGTATTATTTTTTTGGAAATAACCATTTATCTATAGTAGTTCTTACACAAAACAACCGATGTAAGAAAATACCAGATAAAAATAAAAAAAATAAAATGGTAAGGTAATTAAATTGGGGATAAACACGATTAATTAAATAAGCAGCTAAAAAGGTTAATATAACGTCTATAACAGCAATATTATATATACGTATAGAATGAATTCCTTTACCAACTTTCCCTAATATATTTTTATACTGACAAAACATATATAATAATATATTATTTATATATTTTATATATTTTATATTTATTCTTCAATTATTAATCTTCTTTTCTTTTTTAAAGGAAAACAACAGTCACAGTCTTTTATATGTTTTTTTACCCAGCCTTTTCCTGGAAACTCGAATTTTTTAGTAGAATAAACTTTCTTACAATCAAGTTGAGGATATTTATTATAAAGACGCATAATGGCCTGTTCTTTCATTTTGGCTTCAATCATTATATCAATATTTGTTTGAAATTTTATAGGTATTTCTAATAAATATTCTGGAATATTTTCGATAAAGTCACTATGATGACCTCTTCGTCCGCTCCCTTGTTCACTTACATGAAATTTTGGTTTTATATTTCTTCTTTTCCACGATTCCAATATATCAGAAATATAATAACTTGCAGGTTGAAATTCTTCTTGTGGATGTAATTCTTTATAACAGTTATAGTGATGAGTATCAAAAACAACCGGAATATTTACTTTTTTTGATATTTGTAAACAATCTTCAATCGAAAAACATTTTTCACAATTTTCTAAAACTAAACGTTTTTGAACAAGCGGAGGTAATATATTATATTGATTACACCATCGTTCAATTGTTTCTTGTTTATTACCATAAACACCTCCACCATGAATAACCATCACCGAGTTTTGATCTAGTTCCATTAGATCAAGAACTTCTGCATGATAAGTA